GTCATTCCAGGTTCAAATTGTTGTTCAAGATGAACTTTCAGTTCATCAAGAGAACAACCAATTAAATCAAATGTACTGTTTTTCTTCGATCCATTTAATCTCGTTCTCAATCCGTTTCTCAAAAGGTGAGCTAATTTAAAATTCAAATCTTCCTTTCTCCTTCTTCGACTATTAATCGATCTTTTTAATCGACCTTGATCTGATTTTAAATACAAATTCGATTGTAAAATTCTCTTTTCTTTATTCTTTTCGTAATAATCTTTATCGTATAAAGACCGTCTTTCTTTATTTTCTCTTCCCTTCTCTAATATCACTTCTTTGTGATTTTGATAATAAAGTTTATCGCTTTTCTTTCGATTTTCAAATTTTAAATACAATTTAGTATATTCTTTCTTGCAATCTTTACACTGAGCTTCTAATCCATCTGAACAACTCTTACATTTGTTAAAATGGTCAAATGAAAGTTCTCGTCTGCAATGACTGCAAATCTTCAATCCCGTCTCAAAATTAGCTTTCATACTTTATATAAAATTTTTCATTTTTCTTTATATGTTTATTCATTATAATCCATCAATTCATCATCTTCTTGTAATTCACCAGCCTTAATAATCATCTTTTCTTTATTACGTAAAATTCGCACAAAATCAGTAGATTTAATACAAATAGGTGAGGAACTATTTTCGTTTATGACTACCTCTTCAACTTTATCATGACGTATCAAACGACCTGTTGTTAGAAAACGTTCAAATAGAAGGTCATATTCAAGAGGATTAATATAATTAAGTTCCAATAGATAAGAAATAAGGCTCCCACAAGCTGACCCTCTACCGGACCCTAAAAGTATCCCTTCTTTCTTGCACCAATTGACGATATCTCTCAACATTAAAAAGTAATCGACTACATCTCCTTCTTCAATTACCTTCATTTCTCTTTCAAGTCGTTCTTGAATAACTTCATCTGAATATTTCTCAAGAAGTTCAGGATGATTTTCAATACCTTTAAATATCAAATCTTCAAACATATCGATATTAGTTTCGTATTGAAGAGCTTCTTCGTCAGTCATGTGATAAACAGGCATGTGTCGTATTTGCGTTTCAATTACGAAATTACATTCAAATGACACTTCTTTTAGATTTGAAATAGCTCTTTCCCATGTAGAAAAGAATTTCTCATCATTACCAAATAGATAACTTAACTCTTCAAAATATTCTTGATAATTCTTGAAGTATTGATTTTTACTTTCGTGCGTGATAATTTTACCTATAGAATTCAACTTCTTTTTAATAGGGTACCATTCTTTTTCTATATAATAAGCATCACACATTGCTATAGGCTCAAGCTCGCTTAAAAAAAATCTCTTTAAATTATCTAAATACGTTACATCTCTTTCTTCTTTTTCAAATACAACAGTATCAAGTTGATAATAAGTAACTATTTCCTTTAAATTAGTAGGTATATTTCTATATTCTATTGATTTCGGATCCCAAATTAAAATCAATCCATCATAATAATCTTCAATATCTTCTTGTGTAACAAATGCTTTATCATTTGTATTTATTATCTCGTTCAATCTTAAAAGGTTCTGCCAACCTATTTGATTTTTTACAAATGCCTTTATCGTATATTTCAAATCTTTCTTTTCGTCCACAACTATGATTTCCATTCCTTGAATAGAACGTAATCCAGCTTTCTGACATGCATTCTGAAATTTCATACAACCTGCTAAAGTTCCTTTCTCACAAATACCAAGACTTGTAATACCTAAAAATTTAGCTTTTTCACACCATTTGTTATAAAGTCCTACACTATTTAATAATTCAAGAGGACCGTGAATACCGAGATAAGTATCTATATAAAATTCTTTATCTTCAAGTTTTACTTTGCCTAACCATTTTATAGGATTTAACTTTACTTGAAATTCATTTCCCTTTTTAAGAGAATACCAAATACTTCCAAAACTGAATATATAGTTGTCACAATCAGTTCTATCGCACGCCCATCGAAAATCTTCATCAAAAAGTACTTTCTTACCTTCTTCCCATTCTATAGGTTCGAATAATTCATACGTTTGATCGTTTATCTCAATAATATAATCGCCTAACTCTTTATAATCTATAAAATTATCATTGAGATACTGAATTAATTCTTCATATAATTCTTTCATACAAAAATTTAATTAAAAAGGGCCAGGAATATATTCATTCTCTGACCCCTCCATCAACTTAAAAAAGAACTCGAGTATATTATTCTGATACTACATCAAAATATTTATCGCATACATGTTTTACAACTGTGTAATAAGTAGACAATGTTTTTGCAATTTGATAGAAAGAACGACCGTCATTCTTCAACAATTCATCGTAAACTTGAGAAGAAAGATTCTTCAAACCTTCAGGTTTAGTCTCAGATTTAGGTTTTACATTAAGAACCACTTTCGGAGCTTTTTCCTTCTTTTCTTTTGCCGGCTTCTTTTCTTTCTTCGGAGCTTTTTCCTTCTTTTCTTTTTTCTCTTTCTTTTCAGCTTCTTTGCGATTCTTCTCATCTTCAGGACGAGGTTCTTCTGCATTTTCTTGAACACATTCTTCATGTTCTTTTACCATTTCCTCTTCCTTAGCTACATCTTCGTCAGAAGCAATATATTCAGGATCTGTATAAGTTTCTACACCTGCCTCTTTTTGTTCAATCAACTTTGCAAGTTCTTCTTTAGAATACTTTGCATAATTCTGAATACCAAGTTCATTAGCCTTTTTACGAAGTGTTAACAATGATTCTACTGCCATAATTTTAAATTTTACGAATTAATAAATTTATTTCTTTTGATGACCTAAAGGTCTACATTTTCTCATTACGTTGCAACATTTGGACATGAGAAAATATTATCTCTTTCAATTGTTTAAGTCTCTGCTCTACTGAACCTCTAATTGTATAAAATGATAATTGATATTTATCTAAGATATCTTTTATTTCATTATCGATAAATCTCTGAAAATCAGGATTCAAAGAACGTACTCCATCATCTACAAGTTCAAATTCTATAGGGAAATAAATGATAATACCAAAAGATTTTTTGTTTAGAGATTTCAAAATAGACTTTTCACGAAGAATTTCCTTATAAAGAGATTGTATTTCCTTCTCATCGTTAGTTGATTTATAATCAAAAAGGTAATTTGTATAAGCATGTACATCAATTATGCATCTATCGCTTATATAACCATCTCTATTTAGAATTTTGTTATAAGCGTCAAAAAATACTTTTTGAGATTTTGCATTTCCCGATTCATTAATAGAAAGATTTTTCTTTTTTACAAGATCTCTTACTATTTCTGTACAAAATTGGAAATCTTTAAAATATTCATCTTTCCTTGCTGCTTCTAATAACATTGTTTTGCCGGTACCTTGGGCACCGACAAAATTAATTTTAACGTTCATCACCTGATCCATGAATTACATTTCTTTCTTTACGTGAAGCAAGTTTTTCATTATTAATACGAGCTACTTCTTCAATAGAAGTATTCATCGAATCACAAATTGTATTAAGTTGAAGCCAAATGTTTTTCCATGCTTCTTCAATAACTTTTCTTCTTTTTTCAGGGAAAACATTTTCTTCTCCAGTTTTATAATCATCACGCAAAAACTTCTTGACTTGTTCACTAATTTTACCTGATTCAGATAAAAGTTGAAGAACATTTGTAGCAGATTTTGGTTTTAACAACCAATTCCAATCCTCTTCGATTTGAAGATTAAGTTCAACACGAATTCCAGCCATGTACCAGAAAATATCCCCAAGTTCTTTGATGACTAAATCTTCTTTAGCTTCTTGTTCGATCTTTTCACAAAGTTCACCAATTTCTCCATTCAATCCTATTACAACGTAAGGAATTGCTACTTCATCAGCATAACACTTAGTAGTGATTGCTTTTACTTCATACTCTTTGTAAGTCATAATTTTACTAATTTTTATTTATGATTAATTTTCCAAATTTGGATTTGTCTTAAAAACTCATCTCGACTATTCATAGAATTATCTAAAAATAATCCTGAACAATAATTTGTTACCATAGAAGAATTATCTTCTGCACCTCTCATACTCACACACATATGTTCAGCTTCGATATACACAGCAATTCCTCTAACAGAATCACCAAATACTTCTTTAAGATAATCGTGAATTTGTTTTGTTAATTGTTCTTGAAGTTGAGGTCTTTTTGCAAACCAATGAACAATTCTGTTTAATTTAGAAAGTCCTACAACATCTCCTCCTTCTTGTGGAATGTAAGAAATGTGACAAACTCCGCAAAACGGAAGAAAATGATGAGAACATAATGAATTAACTTCAATACCCATTTCTGTTACCATTCCTGTATAACCAGTTCCTGGAAATGTTGCAATTCTCGGTCTTTCTTCGTAAGTACCTGAAGTAATTTCATTTACCATCATCTTTGCAACACGATAAGGAGTTTTTACCATATTAGGATCGTTCTTCCAATCGTATCCTAATGCTTCAAGAAACTTTCCATAAGCTTCTTCTGCATTTTTCATCATTTCCTCTTTTCTTTCTTTAGAAAGAACGATATTTTGACCTGCTTTTAATTTAAAATCCATATTATTTATTCCTTTCTTTTTCCCAAATAACAATTTGTAATCTATCTGAATAACAATATCCATGTTCAGCACAATATTCTGCCACTATTTTTCGATTTTGATTTAATTCATCATTCGAGCTTCCAGCGGGCATTAGAACAATATTCCATGGATTGATAAATCTATGATCATACCAAACTTCTTGACCTTTAAAATATGATGGATAACGTTTTCTATGTTTTCTTTTAATGTCAAAATCTATCAAATCTTTAATTTGACTTTCAATTTCATTAAAGTCTTCTTGACAACCTACAACATATTTCAATCTAAAATCTTTTGTATACTCAATTAAATTCCAGAGAGCCTCTTTATTATATCTTGATGAAGTATGTTTTTTTAAACTTGGCGTCCAACTTAATCCAAATTTTTCCAATTTTTCATCAGTAGGTTCAGAAGACGATAATTTTGGTGAAATATTGGCTAAATCAATTCTTCTCAAAAGGTTTTCATCTACAATTATAGAACCGTTTGTTTCGATTGAAATATCCATATCATTATCTTCTCCAATCTGAATCAAATTAAAAAGAACTTCTTGATTTAAACACGGTTCACCTCCACTTATACATAAAGTAGTTGTTAATGGATGTTTCTTAATGATATCCTCGACATCTTTATATGTGAATTTATTCTTTTCAGGAGAAAAGCTGGAATAAGCGGTATCACAAATACTATTATTAAAACAACAACGTAAATTGCAACCAGACATTCTAACAAAAATTGTCGGCGTTCCTGCTTCAATTGACTCACCTTGAATTGAATTAAATAATTCTATAATAGGTTGTTTCTTCTCGTAATCAAGTTTTCTTAACATTGCTTTTCTACTTTAGGATTAATAAAATATTTTGCACCAGATTCTTTAGTATAACAAAAGAAATCGTGTAATTCGTCTGACCAATCATTTAATACACCAATAGAATAAGCTGCAGATAAATCTACAGGAAGTAAATCAAAATCATTTATTGTTGCTTCAGCATAACCTGTTGCAGTTTCATGATAAATTACCTTACTACATTTCACATTTCCTTCACCATTATTAAATTCTGTAGCTTCAATCATCTTGTTAATCATATAACAAATGTATAATGCAAGATTCTCAGCAGAAGGACTTACAGGAAGTTCAATCCAACGATCACACCATTTCTTCACATCATTTTTATACTCTTCCTTATCTTTACTCCAAATCAGCATACAATGATCAAAAGAATCAATCCATTGTCCTATATTTTTCTTAATCAAAGAAAAATCTACAATCATTCCTCCATTATCAAGTTTGTCTGAAGTCAAAAATACTTCAATAATTGCTGAATGACCATGAATACTTTTTCGACAACGATTTGTTGAGCAATTACGTACAATATGAGCTCCTTCAACTTTAAATAATTTTCTAATTTGCATAATTTAACTCGTTTAATTATTTTGTATAAAGATACTATTTTACTTTAAAGCATCTATCGAAATGGTGTGCAACAATTTAATTTTTACATAAATATATGGAACAAATATCTTTTTGCCATTTTTTATAATTTTAATCGAATCATAAATAGGATAATTATTCTTCACTTTATATTCAATATTATCATATATTACTATTTCACCAGGTTTCAATAAATAAAATTTATCCCAATATTCAGTCTTTTTGTTTTTAGGTGAATACTGAAATAATGGTAATCCTTCTTTATTCAAAAATTCTTTTTCGTAAAACAATTTGAATTTTTCATCAGAATCAAAGATGCAGCTTAATGAGAATTTTTTAGATAGTTCTATAATTTTAGATTTTTTCTTGTTTGCTACTTCATTATTTATCTTCTTAAATTCAGATTGTTCATATATCAATGATCTTAATTTGTAACTAAAATATTCCAATTGAAGAATTCTAAGAAAATCTTCTTTTGATAATTCTCTTGTCTTTTCCATATTCAAAAATTTTCTTGTAAAATTACAAAAAGAATTTTTGAATATGAAAAAAGGGTTACGTTTAAGTAACCCTTAAATATCTTTACCAATTGATTTTAACTAATCTTCCACCCCAACCTTTAGTTGTTGATCCTGAATATCCTAATGAAGAAGTAACAAGTTTATTATTTTTTATACGTAAAACTTCCTTATGTAAAGCAGTTCCATATGATCCATATTTAAATTCTCCTGTTAATGCTTCACCATTTTCTTTATAAGCACAAGATATATTTTCATTAGGATTGAAATATATTAAATGACCTTCGTGTTCAATACAATCCATTTCGATATCAACTAAAATAGGTCTCCATTCTGCTTTAGTTTTCTTAGTCGGTTTGCCATTTCTCATTACAGGTACCATAACTTTTTCAAATGTCCTAATTTTAATTGTCTTCATAATCTTTAATTTTTAATCGTTTAACATTTCCTTTCTTTCAATACCTAAAGATACGCCTTTTCGACCACATGGTCCAACAATTAAACGAAAAATTTTGTATAAAAATTTATCGGTTCAATTAAATCATCTAATGCTTCAAGTAATTCTTCTTGAGTCGCATCTCCTGGATCTTTTTTCTTATCTTTTAATTCTGCTATTGTAACATTAAAATATTTTTGCAAAGTCAATGCTGCAGTCTTTATCATTTCAGGTTTATCAGGATCGTACATTAAGATTATATTTCGAACACTTTTCTTTTGTCTCAATAGTGAGATTTGATTATTTCCTATATTATTACCAAATGTAAATACACACTTTATCTCTTCGCTTTCATATAGATGTAATTTATCATCTACGGAAATATAATCAAACATCCCTTCTACTATAATAATAGTATCTGTACTATCTGTTATTAAATCGTATCCACCTACAACATTAGCAAATCCATCTTTAGAGTTTTCATATCTAAGAACAAGTTTTGATTTACCTTCTTTAAATTCTTTCAGGTTCTGTTCGTGCCATTCTTTACTTTTCTTAGAACGTGCTAACCAAGCTACAGTTTTACCCTTCATAGTAAATTGAAAAATAAATTTATCTTGTAATTTTCTCTCAAGAAAAAAGTTTGTTATAGCTGGTTTAAATTGTTCATAATATCTTTTGTTAAATCCACGATTATTTAAATACTCATCGTTTTTTATATATTCAAGTTTCTTTGGTAATTCACATTCTTCTAAATCAAAATTTACTTCTTCGTCTTCTTCATCTTTAACGAGAGGTATAAGTTTCGATACTTTAATACTATTTTCATAATTGATTTTCGCAAGATCCATTCTATGAATCTTTTCAAGAAATTTCTTTAGAGTTGTTTTAGTACCGCATTTAAAACAAAAAAATACTGCATTTGTACCAAGTTCATTAAAATGAATCCCCCATTTTTTACCACCTTTTCCACAAAATGGACAAACTTCATCTTTATTAGTCAACCAACCTGCACTTCCATTAGGAGAAAGTGAAAGTTCTTGAATGATTTCATCTTTATCAACTCTGAACATAATTTATATCATATTAACTTTTCGTTCACCTCTTTTTAATTTTTCAACTTTTTCCTTAGATTTTTTATTGAATTTTACTTCATCTTCCTTACTAAATAATTCTATCGTTCTCGGTCTATCGTAGAATCTACCTTTATCATAATTTGTTGCTATTGGAAAGGTTAATTGAGATTCTTTAAAATCGCGTAATTTATCTATATAAATACGCATAGTGCGGTTATTCTTTTCTTCTCTTGTTGTATTACCTGTAAAAACAAATGAAAACGGTTTTACTAACGTTCTATCTCCTTCTGTATAACTTCTATCAATTATTTTTTCAGAATTATCCCAAATTTCAATAGGTACGTTACCTGTTTGCGTTGCTGTTATCCCAACCATTTTAAATTCTACACAAAGATTTTTGAATAACTGAGCACAAGATTGAAGTTTATCTTTCTTAAAATTAGGATTATTATCTATTGTACTATTAAGACCGGTCTTTACAAGATCAAGTGAATCTAAAATCAAAACTCGAGGATAAAAACCGTAAACTTTATGATAATCAAGAATAATGTTTCTTACTTCAACCATCGAAGCTTCACCAAACTTTTCAAAACCATAAACAGTTATATCTTCACCATAATCTCTCATAGCTTTATATGCACTCATAACTTTCTTTTGATCTTCAGGTTTTAGAAATCCACTTCTAATATCATTAAACTCCTGTCCTGTCCAATATTGGTCATATTTATCAAGACAAGCTTTTACACCACCTTCCAATTGTATATGTAATACAGGATGTCCATCATAAGCTGCTGCCATTCCATGATGTCTCAATACCGTGGACTTACCTTGTCCACTCATCATAATCCATAACACAGTATCTTCCATTAAAGCTCCACCATAAGAAATTTCATCTAATCTATCGATACCTAATGTTATATGTTCAGGTGTTTTACTTTCATCGACATTTTTTCTTCTATTTTTCATTCGAGCATCAAATCCATTGAAAACTCTTGAAAAATTTCCTCCATCATGTCTTAAAGAAATAGAAAGTATTCGTTGACTTTCTTCAAGATTTACTTTAATTGCCTCATCTTTTTTATTCTCTTCATATAAATCGTGAACTTTTTTAGACAACAATTGAAATTCAACATCTTTAATGTACGATTCTAATTGATCTATTATAATCTCCCTATCGACTTTATTTGCATTTTGAATTTCAGTAATTGTTTCTTGAACTGAATCATTTTCTATATATTTCTGAGAAACTACTCCAAGTGAAGGTACAACTTCATTCTTTGTAAATACTTCGATAGCTTCTCTTAACAAATACTTATAACCTGGCCACTCTTTAGGTATTAATTGATAAGTCAAATTACATACAGCTATTCTTGTTAATGAAATATCTGAATAAATCAACTTAAATAATTCTGCCATAAAATTAGCACTTAATTTCTGAGCCATAATTTTTACTATTTAATTCTTTTCCAATAGAAGCCTCTAACTGTTTTATTTGGGAAATTATCGCAAGCCATTTTAATTTGATACCCTGAAGATACTCCAACTTCTCTCGCTGCAGAAGAATAAGAATCAAATGTTTGAATAAAATTATCTTCCAAATCGTATTGTTCTATAATTTTATCACCCTTTTTAAAATATTTACACTCAGTAGCTCTTTTATAACGAGAAGTGAATTGATTACATCTTTCTTCAGAAGATTCTTTATATTTCCATTTAAAACCTTTTGAAGTTTTATTCCAATCGTTACAAGCTATTCGAATAGAACCGGCTGTCTTATCTAAACCTAAACTTCGACCTGCTTCAACAACGCTACTCCACTCTCGAATAAATTGACCATCTAAAGTATATTGTTCTACAATTCTCTCTCTCTTTCTTGAAATTTTTATTTGCTTTCTTTCTTCTATAGGTTTTAATTTAGTTTCGTTATGATAATTAAGTTTTCCTATATTGCCTAACCTCGTTGCTTCAATCTGATATGAACTTTTCTTTTTTCCTTTATGAACTTTACTGATTTTAATTTTAGCTTCTTCAGAATGTTTATAATTTCTTTTTTTTATAAATTTCTTCACCTAAATAACCTCCTCCACAACAATCTGTTCTATTATAACCGATTTCTTTATCATCTGAATTATATTTCCTAATATAATTATGTTCTAATTGATCAAACTCAATTTTAGAATTCCCATTATAGAATTCTAAAATTTCATATTTAAAATTCGATCTACCATATTTTTTAAAAGCATTTTTCAAAGCAACTCCACTACCTCTATATCCATCTTTAATATTATCTGTTGCATGTTGACCTATATAAATTTTTTTATTTATTAAGTTTGTAACCTTATAAATAAATTTATATTTTCTTGGAGCTAATTGATTTTCACAATACATATAATTATATTTTTAAATTAAATTTATTGTAACATTCACTTCTTTTTCACATTCTCGCAAAGAATTGATACTCAAAAAACAACTCATACAAACATCGTCCTTTCCAGAAGCAGCTTCCAATTTTCCTGAATCAGACTTAAACGTTATAGATGAAAATTCACCAAACATCAGGTCAACTGCTTGCCTTGTTTCTCCTACAGCATAAGGACATTTTAATTGACCTCTTTCAAACATTGCTGAAAGACTTGGTAATCCTGTATAAAGATCCTTCTTATTTCCTTCGGTTGTAGTAAAAGTTTCAATGTTTTTTAACCCTCTTTCTCTTGCTAACGCAGATAATATGGACTGAAATCCATTTGATTCACATACAATCTTATTAGGTCTAAATAATCTATCGAGTTGAACAATCTTATCTATTTGCTCATTATGAGACATTCCTTTTTGTCTATAATAAGTAAGTAGATAATAGTTCTTCATCGAATCAATGCCCCAAACTGAATATACAGTGTAGTCTGCGCCAATATTACCTGAAACTGCGAAATCTACACCTATATGAACTCTTTGTAATTTAATAGGATAATCATCTATAGAAGTAGCAAATCTTATATTTTCCATTCCTATAGTCGATCTCATTAAATATTCATAAGGAAATATTGTAGATGAATCGCTAATAGGTACTACAAGATACTCACGATTAAACACAATAGTTCCAAGTTCTTCTTTTTTTGCAAGAATTTGATCAAATGTATATCTATCGGGAGCAAGTGGTCTACCATCAGGAAATATAACTGGATATTCAAAACAATAAAATCGCTTATCAGCTTTTAATACTTGATATAATTCATTTGGCGCAGAAGAATATGGTGTTCCACAAACAAGAAAATATCCATAAGGTTCTACAATAGGTTCGATTGTTCCTTTTAAAAGTTCTTTAAGTTTTTCTCTTTGTTCATCTGAATATAAAGAAGATTCATCAGGCATATCATCACATAATACAGCTCCTACGTGTAGACCGCGGATGAAACCATCTTTACCTCGAATATGTAACGTACTTCCCGTTTCAGTTGTTATACCTGTTTCTCCAATAGATGCTTTATTATTTGGATTAAGTTTTTCAGCTATCAAATCATTTGTTTCGATTTCTTCTCTTACTTTTTTAATCTGAACTTTCGCAAGTGTCATTGTAGATGTGATATAACATGTTTCCTTTCTGTTTTGATTATCTACTGTATTTTGTCTCCAAGGAACAGGTCGACAATAACTCCACAATCTCCAAAGAATAAATGCGTAAGACCAAAAAAAACTTTTTCCTGAACCGCGACCACAAAGATAACAACTCCATGGAAACAATTGTGTCATATTACCCCACTCAATGTTTCTCCAACCCATTCTAAAGTTTGGTAACATTGTTAAAATGAAGTAATTCAACGAATAAATCTTCAGAGTTGTATCCATTGAAGCTTTTACATTTTCTATATAATCAAGACTTTCAGAATCAAGTGTTCTACCAAGATATAATGCCTTTTCAGCTTGAGTAAGTATCTCTTTCAGCATTTTATCAATATCATTATCATAACCTTCAAGAAGTTGATTTAATGCTTTAGGAGATAAATCTTCAATTATTCTATCTACAGTATTGTATAAATAATTCATTTGATTTACTGAAAGCAAATCCTTTCCATCTAATGTCAGCATAATTGAAACGTATCTCTATATCTTTTTTGTTTCACTTCTTGAATTATTTGACCTTCTCCTCTTAATTTTCTAATAAACGAAATTAGATATTGAGCATTTGCTTTTGTATCATTCAAAGCTCTATGTGCGTCAACAAGATCTATGCCTGCCAATTGACAACAAGTACCAAGTTTGTAATTCTCTTGTTCTAAAGAACTTATATGAGCCCAATGCATTGTATCAATATAATATTTTACATAATTATCAATATCATCCTTCATATATAAGAAGAAATTTCTTAAAAAAGGATTATCGAATCCATTTGTACTTTGACCTCCTATATTATGACCTGCTAATGTACATAATTGTCTTGGATTCTTATATTTAGTAAACCAAGTTTTAAGCTCTTTATATATATCTTTTAATGGAGTAGCAAGTTCTCTTTGCATTTGCTCTGTAATTCCATGTGTTGCAGTGGCTTGTTCTGAATAAATCAATTCTTCTTTGTAATTATAAGGAAAAATCCTATCAAGTTCGTCAATGATTTCTAATTTATTCATATCAATGCAAACCATTGCTATTTCAACGCAAGGTGCATTTTCAAACGCAATACATTTACTATTACATAAATTACCTGTTTCAAAATCGTAAACTAAAATGTAATTACAAGACGTTTTCATTCTTCAAATGTTTTATTAATATCGTTAGCCAATACATTATATAATTTTACAGTACAATGTTTTTTAGGTATAATCACAATTTCGTTTCCTCCTAAATATTCAGGAATGTGACCTCTTTTAATGTAAAATGTTACATCGTTTCTATTAAAAGGTTTACCATTGTCTTTTATAAAATTCTCATTCAACCAAATTAAAAGACCTTGTGCGTTTACATCTCTTATTAAATATTTCTTTTCGTCCATATATTTTATCTCATTATTAATTGTAATCTTTCGAAATCAATATCACGTAATTCCTCATCTTTATATTTGATAAAAAGATTCTTTATAGGATTGTCTTTGAATGAAGCTGTTTCATCTTCAAGTTTATTTATAACAATTACAGGATTTCCATCGTCATCATATTCTTTCTGAAATGAAATTATAAAATATTTCAAAAGACTGTATTCGTTACCAAAAGTAAAAACTCTTTTACGGTTCTTCTCTGAAAAATCGTCAAATAAACATGCTTCTGAATAAAGTCCAGTAATCGCATCGTTATTAGGTTTCTCCAAATATTTTTCGAGTCTATTTGAAAATCTTTTCAATCCTATACTCTTGAAAACTTCATTACATAATTCAAGAACTTCTCTATCTTTATTCATTACGTTCCTTTTTTATGAGCTTTTCAATTACTTCATCAGGTATCTGATATTTTAACTTTTTTCTATCTCCAAAATCATAAATTCTATGACATTGTGAACATGCAAGAACTATATTATCTTTATCACATCGTAATTTTGGGTGTGCTCCTCTTGAAAGAATATGACTAAAAAATATTGGCCTAAATTCATTACCAAGATAAACACCACAATGATAACAATAATGAGTTCTTTCGTTCCAAATCTCTTCAAATATAGATTGTAAATTATTAGATTCTTCTTCTAAACTGTTTCTATTCGTTTTTACAGATTTCCTCTTTTTATCACAATCTTTACATAACCATTTTATTCGATTCCAAATCTTATAATTTGTTTTACAACAAACACAAGGTCTATTTTCTATTTTTTCTTTCTTTATATATCCCATTCTCTTAATCCTCTGATCAAAGCATCTTCTATACTTATAGAAGGATCTTGTTTTAATTCTAAGAATGCAGAAGCCAAAACTTCAAATTCTAATCCTTCCTTTTTAGGAATTTTAAAATTTCTTTCTATGAAATCAACTAAATCTTCCATTTTTACATGCGTTATAATAATAACAATCTTTACATTTCAATTCATTGAAAAGAATACCATTATATTCTCCACAAAATATAAATCCTTTAGGAGTATTCCAGAACTTATGTCTCAAAAAATCTTTATATCTATCAGAAAAGATGTGTTCACTATTGTTTCCCTTTAAAGGATTAACTAAACCTCTGTCCCTTTGAAATTTTGAGACATAAAATAATTTTTCCTTCGTTCTTTCATTCCAACGTTTTAATGCATTTAAACTTATTATTTTTGTTAATGTTAAAGAATATCTATTTGAATAATTATTTTCAGATAAAACAAATTGAAACAATAAATACTGCCATAATTCTTCTATAGAATTTATCTTTGAATTAAAAAAGAATTTTTCTATAAGTTGAACATCTTTCTTCTTTCTTTTCAAACTGTAATTAGGAGAACATGTCATTCTCTGTTTCAAATATTCAAATATTTCACAAAATTCTTCTATCATAACAAAATTGTATCTCTAAACATTAAAGAAAAGGACGAGTTTTCGTCCTTTTGATTTTGTAAAATTACAGAAATAAATCTATCAATCCCACGTTATCTTCAAATCAACAGTCTCTTGTTTCACTTTTTCTATAGGTTTATATCGTGATCTATGAAGAGGATCAGGTTCTGCTACATTATTATATTCTTCAAGAGCCTTTTCTTTATCTACTGTTCTTGATAACCATAATCCTATCATTTGATTTGGTTGAATATCACCTACACTAACTTTAGCGTCAACTGTAGCATCAAAAAGTTGAGTGTACAACGGTTTACTATAAATGGAAGGAGTATGTTCCATAAATGGTTGTTCATCATTAGAAAGAAGTGTTGCTCCTATTTGATAAAAACAAATATTAGAATCTTTCTTCTCAAACCACAATTCAACATTTTTAAGAACACTTTCACCTTCATTCTTAATGACAATCGCTCTATATTGAGTCTTCGTATCTTTAATTTCTGAAATACTTATTTCATCAAAAAGGTTATCGAATACATCATTTGGGATTTCAGTAGAAGAAGGAAAACCACCTAATGAATTTATATAATTATTTTGAATATCAAGATAACCTGAACTTACGGTATAATATAACTTCAACATAATTATTCCTTTCCTTTATTTACAAATCCTGCTAAAGACCAAAATTCTTTCTTTACAGAATTATCAATCGTTATTGATCCGCCACTATTACGAATTCTTGATATATAAAATTCGGTATCTTCTTTAACTGGAGGAGTTGAAACTTCAATTTCTCTTACTAACGAAATCCTATAAAAATCATAAGTATATAATCCTGCTTTTTGTTCTTTTGAGAAAACTGCTGTAATAGGTATTGTTCCAAGAATTACAACTCTAAGATTAGTTTCAGGTGTAAATTCAGCATTTGAAGTGAGAATCAAATTTTGATCATCTACAACTGAAACAATTTGATATACTCCATCATTTAAAGGATTACTACCATCTTCTTTTTCAAATCTAATTGAAACAGGAGTAGAACCTGCCTGTCCTCTTACTTTTCCTAAAAAAGAAACGTTACCATTTACATTTCCTTTCTGATTTACAGAAACAGTACCAAGCTCGTAGTTTCTTGTATCATAACTTATCTTTACCCAATAAAATTGATCATCTTGAGGACAAACTATATTATCTTGAATATCCTCTATAAAAATCACTTGTCCTAAATTATTGAACGCTAAACCTGGTAAAACTTTATAAGTACCATTTGTTGTACCTTGTTCAACTTTAAAAGGTTCGTTAGGTTTAAATTCATCAGGTTTTTGAAAATCTTTGTTAAATTTACTCGGATCGTTTGTTACAATTCCATAAGTATAAGTTGCTTGTAACAATAATTGCTTAAACAACGAATTTTGCAAAAATCCTTGTAAATTCATCAACTCTTCTTTTTCAAGAAAAATATTTCTATATATATTTAATTGATTCATTTTTATACAATTTCAATAGTTATTTCTTCACCTTTTCTTTGAGCAGCATCAATCAATTCATTTAATTTATCAGAAGTGTATCTTGATTCTGATAACATTCCTTTAGAAGTGTTTTTACCGACAAGTATACATCCTAATGAATCTTTTGCTGTATTTCCTGGATGAATTAAAATACCTTCAAAATAAGGAACGTTTAACAATCGAGGTAAATTTCGACCAAATTTAGGAGAATAATTGTATACCACTTTGTATTTACCTTTAGGTATTGCTGTTTCTCCATAAACCTTTGGTTCACTACTTAAATCTCTTTCTTTATCTTCTAAAGTATTAGAAAAGAATTCATTGTTCACATATAATCGACCAACAGTATAATTTTCTCTTGGCCATAATCTTTCAACTCTTAATTCCATATAGCATCAATAATTATTGAAATATACGTACTTATAAACATCCAAATCTCTAACCAAAAAACAGGTTTATCATATTTATAAATTAAAAACCCTGTAGGAAATGCTAAAAGCAAAGGAATTGTTGTATAACCTGCAAAAATCATATAAAGTAACGATGCTAATCCGCAAACTATTGTTGCACCTATATGAACTTTACCATCAAGTTCTAATTTAAAACAAGGTGCTGATCCAACAAAAATCAATCCAATACAAGCTAAAAAAGCACAACATTGATAATTTTCACCTTCTGTTACTTCAAGCCATTCAGGTAGAAGAATTCCTGCTGATAAAATCATTGCAATTTGAAACCATAATCCTGAACGACCGTGTTTTTTCAATTGATAATAAGTATCTGAAATACTCCAAGGAATTCCTATTAACTTTATTACTTTCCAAAAATAAACGATTAAAATCGTTAATGAAATAAAAATTAAATACCACATAACTTTCTCTATTTAAATTAAACATTATCTCCAACTTAAAGGTATTGTAGTAATACCACTTAATCTATCGCATCCTCTGAAACAACCTGCATGCTTAGAATTAATCAAATTAAAATACGCTCTTGAAGCATATTCAGAAGGAACAATCTTGTTATCTTCAAAAGCAGGTAAAAGTTTAATATAATAAATATCTCTTCTATTTTGAGTAATAGTTAATTGAGTATAACAAGGTTCTCCTGTTAAAGAAGTACAATTATTAAAACAATCAGAATAATCTAAACAAGTTTTAGAAACGCCTTCCATATTCCAACTTAATTGATTTGAATCCAAATTTAAAGATGCAATTGAATAAAATATATTTCTTACATCACCTTGCAAATTAACGCAATTATTAAAAGCTGCTGCAACGGTTGTAGCAGGACATCCGTAAAAAGGACTTGATTCTTTTTCTCCATATATATATTGTAAATTCTTACAAGAAGCAAAAACACTTGTAAAGTTTACACATTTCCTAAGATTAGAAAAATAATTAGCAGGAACTGAGTTTATACTTGTTGATAAAAACAAGTTCTGAACTGTAGTTACATTAGAACAATTCAAAGTTATTTTTGTCAAATCACCTAAATTTTCACAATAAGCAAATGTAGATTGTAATCTATTCAAATAAGTACTTCTTATATTCAAACTTGAATTTGATAAAGAAAGTTTACTATATGAAAACATAGAATCTGCATTCGAACAATTTATAGGAAAATTCGAATTTGAAACGTTTTGAATTCCTGAAAATTCAAACATTGATTCACAATTTACTACTCCTGTAAGATATCCTAAATCAGGTGTTTCTTGTAAAGAAGTATCTTGATAAAACATTTTTTGTGCTGAAGTTACATTTCCAGCATTTTTAAAAATATCATTGTTAACAGATGTAAGATTTGGACATCCTGAAAACATATCGTCTACATGTGTACATTGTCTATGAATATAAAAATTAGAAACACTTGTCAGATTCTTACAAACTGTAAACATTTCACTACAAACTCTTACGGTTGGAGTATTGGCAAATAAATCTGAATCTACATGACTTATACCTGAATAAGCAAAACACTGAGTAAAATCTCCATTACTACTCCATGAAAAAATATCTGAGTCAATTGTTGTTAAATTTTCACAATAAGTAAAAAGATAAGCTGCTGTTCCTGTTACAAAACCATATCGCATCTTATCAATTTTTGTCAATCTTTTACAATTAAAAAATCCTCCTTTCAAAAATTCAATTTTATTTGTATTTTGGAAAAATCTTTCGACACTTCTCAACATTCTTTTAATACCTCCATCAAGAGTAGATGTTTCTTCAGCCCATTTCAAAGTTCCTATTTCTGAACCAAAACTAATCTTAATTTCTGTATCTTTTGTAATATCGAGACCTTCTTTTAGAATTTTACCGTAAGTTATTGTACCATCTCCCCAATCAACTTTCAGATTTAACAATCCATCCTGGTTTGTATTGTGAATAGGTAATTTTACATTTGTAGGGGAAGAACCATAACGTAAAATTATAGCCATTGTATCTTCTATAGTTACAGTTATAATTTTAGAAGTTAAATCATTCACAAAGTCGCCTGACGAATCCATACAATGCGGATAAGTAACCTTATAATTATAAGATTTTTGTTCTGTTACTAAAAACGAAACTTCTCCATGAATATCAGTTGCTTCATTTAATTCACCAATCTGAATAGAAGCTCCTTGTAACGGTAAATTGTTACTTGTTTGAACTTTAAATATAATCTCAGTATAAGATCTTTTTAATGTTTTAGTAATGAATACAGATTCATTTTGAATAATGACGTTACCTGAAACAGTTTGATATCCTTCTTTTGAAATCGTATAATAATAACCATCTAAATTGTTACTATAACCTTTTAATGTTAAACGACCAGGATCTTCTGTGTTCAGCGGATTCGTACTTCCAATTTGTCCTCCACAACTTATATAAGCGTTAGGAATAGGATTACCTAATTCATCTATTATAGTAAAAATTATAGAATATGTAGATTCTCCCATTATAACATTTATCTCAGGATTTTCTGTAGTAATTGTTGTAACGCGAACAATATCTTCATACGGTGGTTTTTTAGAACATCTATACTCCTTACTTTCAGATGAAAGTGGTACGTTTGAAAATACTGCTTTCCCTTCCTGATTTGTTTTAATTGTAGAACCATTAAATGTTATCGCTACATCTTGTACAGGTAATTTTTCATCAGGAAGATTTGGATTAGGAAGATAAGTTGTCTTGAAAGTTACATTTGTAGTCCTTCTCGTCAAATTAATATTTACAGTTGAATCTGAACCTGATATTGTTTCTTGGCCTTCAACCTGATTTATAAAATCACCATTACTAACAGTATACTTATAATCACTGTCAGGAAGATTAAACGAAACTATGCCTTCGTCATTTGCATATCCTATTATATTGTCGTTAACAGTTACCAAAGCACCTATAGCAGGATTTGATTCTTGAGTGATAGAAAATTTAAGAATATGTACTGCAGTCGTTTGAGGATACATTATAACATCTACAGTTTGAGATTCTTCTGTTACTCTGATGTCTCCCCAAGTATAATTATACCCATCTGCTTCAACTGTATAATGATAATCTCCATAAGGTAAAAGAAATGAAGCGAGACCTTCTTCAGTTGTGTAATGTACTTCCTTATTGATTATAATTGCTGCATTAGCAATATGTTCTCCAGATTCATTTTCAACGTAAAATGTTACGATATTTGAAGATAATGTCAAATCTACAGGAACAACTGTATTTCTATTACCAACTTCTACATTAGAACTATATCTTTCAAATCCTTCTTTTGTAATTGAAAATGGATAATTACCTGAAGCGAAATTAAATATAGCTTCACCATTTCTATTAGTCAAAATAGAATCTCTATCACCGCATTTTACAGAAGCATTTTCTACAGGATTACCGTTACTTCTAACAACAAATTTAACTTCATATTGAATGTTACTCATCTTAATATTAATCTGTTCATCTTTACCTGAAACGTTAATAATGCCTGCTTGAGTATTATAATTTGACAATGAAACAGAATAATTATATATACCGCTTATTCTTTTAAATGTAGCTGTACCTAATGCTGTAGTTGTTTGTTTCTCAGTACCAATTACGATAACAGCACCAATTAACGGATTTGAATTTTCATTTGTAACTATAAAATTGATATTATACTCAATTGCAGTTATATCTATCGTTAAATTTTGATCTGCATCTTTTACAATCACAACATCGCTCTTCTCAATGTATCCAATTTTAGAAACTTTGTAATTATAGCTACCATTAGATAGCGAAATAGATGCTTTACCTTTATTATCTGTTATTAATGTATTATTATCTATAGAAATAGAAGCGTTATCTACAGGAATACCGTTTCTCAATACCGTAAAATTAACATTATAATAAGGTATTGCAGATAAATCTACATTTATAGTAGCATTGTTAGTGATGTTAAAATCAGCTTCTTTTATAAAATAATCCTTCTTAGAAACGAGATAATGATAAGTTCCAGCTCTCATTAAAAAACTTCTACCATCTGAAGTTTGATTTGCAATTCCTTGCTCGTTTGTCGTTCCTGTATATTGCTGCTGTACACCACTTCCGTTGAAATCTCCTGTTAAAACAACTGTTGCATTAGCAACTGGTTCTAATCCTTCTCTTACTCTTACTGTAGCAGAATAATACGATACTTTATTTAACTCTACTCTTACAGTAGCACTATCAATAACGCTAATAGTATTTGAAATAGTTATATAATCATATTTTTCTACTGTATAAGTGTATAAACCAGGATAAACATCGAATAAAACTAATCCATTATCTCCTGTAATTTTAGTTTGTTGATTAAATGTTACTCGTGCATCTTTCAAATAATTACCTTCTTTATCTAAAACTAAGAAAGAAACTGTTCTTTGATAAACTCTACCTTTCAATTGAATGTATTTAGTGTAATTAAAATTTTCAACTAAAAGAATATCTTCTTGTGTATCAAAATCATCCTTTTCAATAGAATAAACGTAACTACCAGGATATAAATTTACAAGAACTTCACCATTTACATCAGTCTTTAAAGTTTGTCCAGCTATAGAAATTGTTGTATCTTGAATATAATTATTTCTTTCAGAAAATACTTTAAAAATAATTGTTTGTTGAAATTTATCTTTAATAAATAGTCCTCCTAAAATATTTTTATAAGAGATTAAATATTGTTTAATGAAAATTTCAATAGAATTTTCTGATTGAAATGCGTTATTCTTATAATATGCAGCAATTACATTTTTACCTCCTAAATAACCCTGTTTAAACGGCAATTCAAGAGGTTTTACTTTTATATCATACAAATAAACATTAGGATCTTCGTTTGACTCTCTATTTTGAATGAAAATAGGACATATAAATTTTGTATTTGGTAAAAAACTTAAAGCTCTTCCTGAAGAAAAATTCAATTTGATTGCATTATAATTTCTCTCATTATAAGCTAAAATAATACCAGTCAAATTATAATAAAGATTTTCATTTAAAAACTCTAAATATTCAGTTGAGTGAAATAATCCGTTATCAGAAGATTGATATTCACCATTTTCAACATATTGAGTTCCTATAACATTATAATCTTTATCATAACATACAACTCCAAATTGAACTTTAGAATTCACTACAGAAGATACTTTAGCACGAATAGAAATTTCGTAACTTAAAGCCGGATCAATAACTAACAATTTTGATTTATCTTCAGTAGGATAAATACCTGTTCTTTGAACTCCTCCAAATACCATTGATGAAATAATTTCATCCTCATTATTATAATCTCGAGTAATTCTAATATTTGAAGATCTTAACAAAGGATAATTTTTAAGGTCACCAACGCTTTCTGTAAATTCATATCCTTTAGTTACGTTTATTATAGTATTTGTTCTCTTCCAACAAGGTGAAGAAAATCCTATTGACCAACTTGTATCTTGAGGTCTTAATACAGCAAAGATAAATTCATCAAGATTATTATATCTGATTAATCTCAAAAGTTCGCCTAAAATAGTGCCTTCTTTATTTACAATATCTAATCTACCTCTTTTTTCGTATTCTACAATGTAATTGTAGAACAAATATCGCATTTGTTCTTGTGATGTTACAAGATTTGACACTAATCCTCTATTTTCAATAAATAGTTCAAATAAAATTTGATTGGTGTCAATTTCCTTATACTTCCTTGAATAGAGTACAATTAAAGCAAATAAATGTGTAATTGTTCCCCAAAACGATTGAAAATCTTTTCCACCTTTTTCTATGAATTTAGGGAGAATGTTTGAGCCTGAAACTTTAGCTAAAACATTCTCAGCCCACTTCATTACAAGAGGATCGTTTTCTTTAAAAAATCTACTAAATACTGTAGAATTATAAATAGGATTGTTATCTAATAAAAAATACTTATCGTTAGCTTCCATTGAATTCAATTTTTACTTCGTAAAGATACAAAATTGAATTCAAAATACAACTATATTATTTACACATCATTTAAAATTACTTTCTTATATAATTATAGCTGTATAATTTACCATCAATTTTAAATTCAGTAAGCATCGTTGGAAAGGTCGTTTCGTTGGCAATATAACGAGGAGCACACATACCTAATAGAACAGCATAATTACCATAATTCGTGACAGAACCGTAAACATCAGGAACTACTTGCTCATTAAGAGGACAAACTTTAAAACCGCTATCTATTCCAGCTAATACAATTCTATATTCAAAACTTTCTATATATTTTGAAAAATATAGGTTACTTATATAATTTTTAGGGTCTCCAACATAAGGCAAATCAATATATTGTTGAAGAGTAATAGGATTAAAATTATACTCACCAACACAAGGATAAGAATAGCCGGCATAAACAACATCATTACCGATATTAAGCAAATCAATATTTTTATTTCCAACGGCAAGATTACTAATAGGTGTAGTTTCAATTTTAACCATATCTAATTAACCCCCCCCCATATATATTTACTTCTTAATTTCATAATAGATTTCATATTATTCATTATAATCAAAAACAAAAAGTACATAATCTAAATCATCAAAATCGCCAGCAATAAAACTTTGAATAGCACTTCCAGGTTGACATATATTTTCATTAATTTCCATTTGCGAATCACTACTACCTACAAGTCTACATTTATAGATTTCTAAATATCTAACAGGGTCGTTGCTTTCATTTTGTATATCAAAATCAATATTACTACCTACACCATTAGAATACCAATCTATTTTACCACTTTCAACAGTAGTTAACTGTCCACTTCTATATAGACTAATATTATGTGAACTAAGATTATGTGAACTAAGATTGGCTATTATTAACATTCTCGTACCACGTATAGTATCAGTAGGTGGTAAATAGGTTAAAGCATCATATAATTTACTCCAATCAAATTCTTTGCCAGCAATAAGTTGACTACCAATACGAATACTCGTATTATTTGTACCTACTCTTACCCCCCCCCCATTAATATCTTTCGTATCTTTATCCATATCATTATATTTTAAATATTAATAGATTGTTTTCATGATTTTATTCTTAAAACTAAATAAGAACCTTGATTAATTAAATCAAATAATACTTCGTTTGCTTTCCCTTGAACATCTTCATTTGCATCTACGTTATCTCCATCACCTAAACGATAATCATATATAATATCTGTATGAGGATATATATCCCAATTATTATAACCATATAAAAAGGAAATACAGTTTGAAGCAACATCAACTGTTCTCCCGTGTACTTCGAGAAATTTAGTTTCTTGCGAATTGTTAATTATAATACACGCCGAACCATTATCATTAAAGAAGCCATCTTCATAATCAACTGTTATCCCCCTAATATCTCAATATTACCAACAAACAATCCTGCATTATTAGAACCAACTTTTAAATTACTATCCATACCTTTGAATTTTTATTCAGTTATTGCATACATTGTAGAATTATCTTTAATACCAATACCATCGTATTCAGACTTGGTTTTCTTAGTGAGAGTAGTGAGGTTATCGGAGGTAACTAAATCACGAACTATAAATAAATTCACAGCATTATTTAACGCTATAAAAACTCTTTTCGTCAGAATACTAATATTATTTGCATCACCGATAGATGTATAAACGTAAATAAACGATAATTCATAAGCACCATTATCAGTATTAACGTAAACTTGACTTACATTTAATTTAAAAATTTCTTTTTCTGAGATCTGAAAGAATAAATTATTGTCTGTCATTAAAGAAGTTGCAATATTTCTGAAATTATCAGCACTTCCAAATACAATATTTATTTTTTCATCAGCATCTGTATTTTTACTTTCTTGATTTGAAATTAATTGCTGATGAACTTCTTGTGAAATCTTTACTATATTAAAATAACTATCCACATACTTTTTAGTAGCAGGATTATAATCGTTAGTAGGTGAAAAAGGAGTTGTATTATTCTTTGTAAGAACATCACTAATTTTTGCAATTTCTTGCCATTCAGAGAATTCACCATCTACACCACTTGACGTAGCACAACGTATAAATAATCTATTGCTGTTGTATGTTTGATAAATTTGATTTGCTTTGTCTGCAATTGTGCCAACAGCAATAAGAATACCAGATTCCTGCACTGGATAGTGATTTCCAAGTGTGGCTGATTCATTACTTTTTTGAACACCTATGACACAAATTTTCACTTCATCACCTTTAAACGTATTTAAATCAGTGCTTTTTAATTCATATATAACAGTACATACATCTTTTTGAACGTATTCTTTAATTCTATTTAACGTTGTTATGAAATTATCTTTTACTCCTTCCCTTACGAAGGGAAATTTCTCAGCTCCCATCAAATCTGATTCAAGAGTCATCTCACTTATTTTCAAACTTGTTGTACCTGCAAGTTTATCTATTTCTTCACTCATACTTCTTCACTTATTAAATTTATATCTTCTTCTGAAACAATATTTAAATCATTCTCTGAAAGAATTGGAATAGGAGGTCTTTCACTCAATTGAATATCCAAAACTTTCCTTGTCTTGTTATCTATAATAAACACTTCAGAAAAATCTACATATCCTTCTGATGTAACTGTAACTACAACTTCAGAATAACTTGGTAAGTTCAAAGTTACTGCAGAACCGTCTTCACTTCGTCCTTCGTAAGACAAAGAAGGATGATATTCATTTTTATCTGAAGTTACTTTATAATTATAAAATTTCGGTCTTGAAGCTGTTTTAAATTTTAAACTATCTGATGTTACTAAATATTCACTATTAGAAGTCAAAAAATATCCTGAACTAATAGTTACATTTAAAATAACATTTGGTAAATATGGTTCAACTTCTATATTAATAACTTCTCCTGTTGAATTAACTGTTTTTGAAAATGTCTGAGCAGGGAAGTAATTCGTTTCTTCTGTAGTTAAAGTGTAATTTTTTCCTATAAAAACTTTAACTATATTTGTACTACTAACTTGTCCAAAATCAACATCTCCCAAAAAAAAACTACCTACTGAAATAGGAGTATCAAAAAGATTGTTTTTATAAAACCTATGAAATGTTGCTGAAGCAGTTGCTTCTAACGTTAATTCAATATTTACAGTCGAAGGATTTATTATTACTTTTTCAGTTTTAGAAACTCCGTATTTAGAATAGGTTATTTTATATTCAGAACCTAAGACACCTTTAGTCTTAAAATTTCCTTGACTATCAGTTGTTCCCCTTACTATTTGAGATGAAAATAAATCTTTAACAGAAATCGAAACATTAGAAGAAGGTATAGGACTAATTAAAGAATCATCTTTCTCCTTTATATTATAAATAATGTCCCTTGGTTTGAGGGACATTAATATAACTTGTTCTATATCTTCTTTCTCTACCAAAATTTCACCTGAAGAATTTTCGTAATCAGGATAAGTTGCAACGTAAGTATAGTCACCTTCTTCTACGTCATCAAATAATGCTACACCTACAGAATTACTTATAGCAGTTCCTACAACAATTCCGGTTCCTTTATCTCTTAAAGTTACTGAAGCTCCTATTAATAAAACTTGCGTTCTTTCATCTTTTACAATAAAACTAACAGCTCTTGCTTTTGGAGTTGCAAAAATGATTTTTTCAAAATCTTTGTCAAATACATCAATAGAACCACTTGTAACTCTATATTCGTTTTGAGTAATCGTATATTGATACTTTCCATTTGGAAGAATTAATTCAACTTCACCATTTATATCTGTAAAATACGATTGATTATTTATTAATATTTTTGCATTATTAACAAAACTTCCAGTCAATGAATCTTTAACGATTAATCGTACATTCCAATAAGCTACAGTCAAATAAACAACTTTACTAACATTACCATTATCAATTACAATAGATCCTGTTATAGGAGTATATCCTGAATAATTTATCGTATATTTATAAGTACCATTTGAAAGTGATATAACTGCATTACCATTTGAATCAGTTGAATAATTTCGTCCATCTATATTAATTATAGCTCCTTCTACAGGATTATTTGTTTGATCCTCTAAAATGGTAAACGTTACAGTATATGATGTAGGGCTTAAATCAATTAGAATATTGTTTTTATCCTTAATCTTTACCTCAATTTTATCATCATAATCTATATATCCCTTTTTTCTTACAATAGTATTATAAGTTCCTTCAATTAAATTTAATCGAAGTTGACCTTCTTCGTTTGTATCCTCAATTAAATCTTGAATTAATACTTTTGCAGTAGGTACAAATATATTATTTTTTGAGTCTATAACACTAATATTAACAACTTGAGGTTCAGGGAAAATGTATTCAGTAATATCAACATTCTCTATTCCTATAGTTGTAGCGTTTGTAATTGATATATAACCATCTTTTCTAATTGTATAAGAATATGAACCAGGTTCAAGATTTATACTTACATTTCCACTTTCATTCGTGACTAAAACCTGATTATTTATATCAATTTCAGCATCTTCTATAGGTTGAGTTCCTTGTAAAATTGTAAAATTTAAAGAATGTTGTGTAGCACTAAAATCGTTTATAGTTATATAAACTGCAGCATTCAATACTACAAAAGAACCTTCTTTTGTATTCCAATTTGATTTTGTAAGAATATAATTGTATTCACCATTTTCTAATTTTACAAATGCTTGACCATTCTCATCTGTAATTAAAATTTTATCACCAATACTTATTACAGCTCCTTCAACAATAGAATTTCTTGTTGTGGTAACTGTAAAATATACATATTGTGTTCTTGTTAAGACTTGACTTTGAGTTCCTTTATAAACATCTTCCTTTATAGCAGGATAGAATAGATTAGATAGAGTTTGTTCAGAATCGTAAAGTATATTACCATTCAAATCTCTCATTTTAAAACCTCGAATTCGAGGTAATTGATTTAAAGGAACTTCTTCGTCAAACGAAGGATAAAAGTATTCATCAGGAACGTATTTTACGCCTGCTGATGTTTTTACTACAGATAATAAATCATCCCATTGAATGACTTTACCAGGTGTCCAAAAACGAAAATCAAGATATTTTGTAAGTGCTATTTGAATGTTCTTTCTTACAGTTGCAATATCATATTCTGAGGAAAGTTCAATTCTAAAATCTATGCCTTTGTCACCTCCAACATATTTCCATTCAGCATTTTTTAACTCAACCCCAAGAACATTGCCTTGGACATCTATATCAGATAAAGATAAATAAGGTGTCGCTTTTTGTAATAATACATCTAATTCTTCATCTGTAAAAAATGAACCATTTTGAGTAATCAAATAAATGTAGATTTTAGCATTTTCTCCTAATCCAACATTCATTACTTTTAATACTCGAGAATCAAGATCTTGAAAAATCTGAGTCCAATATTCTATAGTAGTCTGGCTGAGTTTATTGTTGCCATTGATAATTCTTACTCTAAAAGTATCATCATCTTCTTCATCACGACCTCCTACAGCTTGATATTCATTTGTACAATCAATATGAGTCAAAGGTCTCGGAATAACTTGAGTTATGCTATTTGCATCTACATTTGTAACTGAACCTACAATTGTGCTTCTAACACTTACATATCCATAACCTGATTCGTCAACTACTAACAGAGTATCTACTTCAAAACGTATACCATTCTTATTAATAAAAACTGTATCAAGTCCATATTCAGTACCAGGTTCTGCATAAACTCTTACATAAGTTGAACTACCAAGAGCACCTTTTCTTGGACTTACACCGAATAAAACTGCTGCACGATCAAGATACTCTCCTGTTGCATTCTCAGGAAAAATCTGAGACTCTACAATAGCAATATCCTTTATTGCTTTTTGAGCAACTTTTGCTGTAGCAAACGCTGCTGCATTCACAACAGAACCGTCTGCAATATTCGTTGCTTTATTTGTCTTATTTTGAAAAATCTCAATCCAAAGATTTTTCAAATTCGATATTGTTGAATTAACCTTTGTTATCATACAGTAATATTCGTTAAATACTCTTGATTTGTAATAGCTTTAGCTTTCACAGTCAAAAATACATTATCTTCTTTAATTCTCAAATCTAATAATTCAACCGATTCCCATCTACTATCTCTTTGAAACATATTCATAACACTTTTAAATATAGAAGGGTATTGAATTGCATTTACTGTCGTTCCTATAAATTCATTTGAAATACCGTAATCAGGAAATTCAGGAATTGAACCTGTCAATGAAGATGCAATAATATTCAATGCTTGTATCATTGCATCGTGACCGTTTACCGTAATTAAATCACCCGTCTCATCAAATGAAAATTTTACCGAAATATCTTTACCTAAAATCTTATCACCTATCAAAGTATCAATTACAGTACTTACTTCATTAGAACCAGTATTACGCATATTAATGTAGAAGGTATTTCTCATCCCATCTATATCATCGTAATCTTCTTCTTCTATATATTGAGGCGTTACAATGTTTCTCCAATCGTTTTCAGGATCTTCATCACCTTTCTCTAAAGAAACGGTTTCAAAATCTTCACCCGATCTTAATTTCCTACTTATTTGAATTGTATTATCTCTTCCTATAGAAGAACTTCTCAACCATCTATCTGAATTCTTTATTGTTTCTAACTTTGTTTGAATTTCTGTAAAATCATCTAAAATGTCCCACATTGAAATATCATCCAAAGTATCGCTATGTAAAGAAAATAAAGGTTCTATAACATTTGCACTTGCAATTAGATTATCGAGTGTTTTAAAAGCATCAGCATTAACAATACCTCCTTGATAAAATGATACTATAGATGGATAATAGGTGTTGCTAAAATCCACAAAAGATTTAAAGAACGATTTGATATCGTATCCTGTTATCTGATTGAATTTTTCAAATTTATCCATCTTATAAACTACTTGAAATATCCTTTGCTAAACCATTCACACTTTTTTGTATCGCGTCTGCTGCACAAGCTTTTAATAGAGTTGTCTTAATCTTTGTACTACCTACTACAGCTTCAAGTGGTGCTATAATAGATAGATTTAAATTATACTCCCAAATCATATTCTTTTGTAGATTTTGAGTAAAACTTACACCACTCGGTGGAACGGCAACAAGATAACTCTCGCCAAAAGCCATATTGTAAAAATATAATCTTAATGGTTTACCAGTTTCATCGACACCATTACTTTTATCAATAATACTCTGTAAGATTTTTACACAACCATAACCAGTTTTAATTCCAACATCAAATGGTAAACCTTTTAGAGAAGATGTGTTTTTACCTTGGATTTGATACAATTTTTTCTTACCTGCTGAAAGTGAAAAGGCTATTCCTTGCAATGAAGGTGTATTTCCACTTAATAATATCTTAAACATTCTACCAAAGTTACCTTGAAGAGAAATTGTTTGAGTTACAGCAGTAGGTGATGATAGTACAACAAGACCTCCTAAAGTACTTCTTACCGTATTTCTTTTAGGTTCGGTCTTGTTAATACCATCAGGCATAATTGGAAAAGTAAAAAGGTCAATAGTATTGCCTCTTGAATTAACTAATTCAAGAGAACACATATAATATTCAAAATCATCAGGATATTGTGTTGCAACAACAGACCTTCCAAGATTTTGAATAAGATTCAATGCTTTATTAGCTGCACTATTTGCTATTCCAGATGCCATCAATCAACTTTTTATGTTGTAAAAATACAAATAATATAATCATTTGACAAATTTTAATCAGAAAAAGTTGTTTCGCTTTTAATTTCACTAAAATCTATTTTAGAAATACTTGCAACAGTAGAAATTCCCATTGCAAATCCACCAGCTCCTCCGTCCGTAGGTTTAACACCTGCAGCAGCTTGAGTCCACGCTTGTTTCAAAGTATTTATTTGATTTTGAAGTTCGTCAATTTTACTTATTAGTGTTTCAGCTAAAGTCAAAGGTTCTTTCGCTCCGTTCACTTCAACTTTACTGCCTGTAAGAAGCTTGATTAAATTTGGACTTAATGTGATTTTTTCTTCACCTTCTTTAAAAAGAATATCTATATTATCACTATTAATTACAATTTGTTCTTCGCTATTTTTAAAAGAAACGATAATAGCATCGTCACTTACATCTACAATTTCCAAATCATCGTGTAAACTCAGTCTAAACCTATCTTTATCAAATAAAATAGTAGAGGTTTTATCTTCTTCTAACCATTTTACTAATAAAGATTCTAAAGTCATTGTTATTGATCTTTCTTCTTTACCTTCTTCTTCAACTTCTGCTTCAACATTGATAATTTTAGAATTTATTTTTTCATAACTTACAGCATTTATCTCTTTATCTGCAATAATATTTACTTTACCTGAAGATTGAATATTCAACGTTGACTCTTCTGTTCCTACTGATGAAATATTGATTTCTGTAGCTTCTTCAGAATTTACCGTTATATTTATAGATTTATCGTCTGCATTTTCTTCTATACATACAGAAGTTTTATCGTTTATTTTCATAAACCTATGCATATTTTCTTTCCATGCAGGTGATTGATCATCATTTAAAATCGTTCCTATTACAATAGGTGTCGTTCTATAAGGTAAAGAAGCAATTATTACTTGAGTTCCATAACCTCCTTCTTCATCAGGAAAATTAATATTTTGAAGAGCTTCGTTTGTAATTAGAATCTCATTTCTAAAATTTCCTCCATCAGTTATAACAGAAATAGTACCAGTCCTAAGACAAGTTTCTATAAAATTCTTTTTATCAACCTTATAAGGAATTGTTATATAGCCCTTCTCAAGAAGCTCAGGATCATTTTTCTGTTTACGAGGCCTTCCCCCATTATTTCTTCTAACTAATTTCATTGTTTAAACATTTTTCTATTTAAAAAATATTCAAATTGTTCTTTTACTACAGTAGCTTTACTATCTAATGTAACAGTCTTATTACCTTCTTTATCTATAGATTCAATAGCTTGTTTCAACCATTTTGTATCAACGATTCCAAAATAATCAGGTTTAAAAGAAGACATTAATCCTGGTAATTGACTTTCTAATTTATCACCTGAATTATCTTTTCTTAATAACGCTGTTGTTTCTGTAGACGATTTTCTTAATATAGTCATATTCATACCTCTTTCAACTGTAAGAGTAGTCCTTCTTTCAATAGAAGATTCAGAGAATTCAACCATATTATTTACACCTGTCACATAAAACAATTCATCTGTAGCATTATTCATAATAAATGTTCCTACTTTAATTCTCCTATCACCGTGTAGAATGATTGTTCCTCTTCTTGTAAAAGGTAAATAAGTAGAAGATTCTATTATATAAAGTAAATCGTTTAATGCTGCTTGCTGATAATTAACCATATTACCTAACCAAGAATTATCTTTCGTTTTACTTACTCTCAAATACATGTCTCCTACTTCAAGTTTTTTATTACCAAAGTATTCTGCATATTCAGGAAGATATACGATAGGAACCATGGCTAATGCTGTTTCTTTAGTGTTGGCCGTCCAAGCATTTTGAGCATATATTTGATACCAAGAATAAAATCTCGTATCATAATCAAGATTCATTTCATAAATAGAATTGGCTTCAACATCTACATATAAATGATTTTCGACAACTTCTTCAATAGCTTTTTTGTTAAAAGGAGGTTGTCGAATAGTCATATCAATTGTATCTTTGTATGTATCAAAGAAAAATTCTACAAATGGTTGTTGACAAACTCTTTGAACTAAAGACATTAAAGTTCCATTTGGATTTCCAAAACTTGAATCTACTAAGATTCGCTCTGAACATGATTGATCCGCATAAACATTCACAATTTGCCAAATACCATTGACTTTCATTTTTCTCACTCCATCTATAGGGAATGATTCTACACGTTTATCTTTCCATACTGAAAATAAATCATCATCTACTACACCAAGATTTGAACAAACATTAAATATAAACCATACAGTATCTATTATACGTTTAAAAGTATATGCACCTATAAAATCATACGTTCCAGTTAGAGAGTTTCTTTGAAAAAACTGTTCAGCTTGACCTACAATTGCAAATTGACTACTTCCTGCTACATCTTTTAAAGGTAAAAAATAGCTTCCATCGTCTTCAAGTAATTTTTCTATCCCTCTACCACTAAGAGAAATATTATAGGTGTTTTCTTCGGCACTAAGACTGATAGAACATTTATCTACAAATCCTATCATATCCCAAAGAGTGCCTTCTGTCAACTTTTCTTTATCTACAATTAACGATTCAGAAATTGGGAATATCTTTTCATCAGAACTCGATTCTAATTTCAATTTTTCAAATCTAATAAAAATTATATCGTTAAATTGACAAAACTTTTCAAGAAAACTTTTTACAGTATATTGATTCTGATTTACTACATTAAACATTTCAAAATATGTATCACCATACTTTTGAACAGAAGTGCTTCTTGTAGGAAGTAAAGTTAATTCAAAACTACTGTTTTCAATCGTTTTATCTGTAGTTAAACCTGAAATAAAAGGACTGATATCAACTATAGATTTAATCGACTTACAATAAAGATAAACTTTAGCATTTATAGAAGCTGTTTTTGTTGACCAACCTTTTTCAGCTTCTGTACTCGTTACTTTATCATAAGAAACATAACCAGAGTCGTTTATAATATCATTATAATGTTTGGAAAACAATAACTTATAATCAGCTTGGTTATAACGAGAATCTTTATTAGGAGCATCTTCAATAATCAAAGTAAGTTCTGAAGTAGGGAGTCTTAGCGGAGTACCAGATTTTATATAAGGTAATGTTCCGTTATCATAATCACTTTGATATTTCTGTTTTTCTAATTTATCATACATTTTCCATGTAGCATCTAAATTAGTAATTTCAGATTGCTCACCACCTTCATTTTTTATAGGAAATGAAAATAATGTTTTCACATCAAAAGTTTCTACTCCTTCAGGAACCTTTCTCTGCCAATCCTTACAGAATTCTTCAGGATCAGTTTTCTTACTTATATTTAATGTAAAATACTGTTTCGGTGACATATCAATTTGGTAATTCTATAGTCATTGTCTTAAAATCTGTTCTCAATCTATCAATACTTTCTCTTAACATATCTTGAGATTTTCTCATAGAATCAAATTCAGCTTTAGGGAACATTAGAGAACCAAAAGCATTTATATCAGGATTTTGAGTTGCTTGGTTTTCTCTTGTAGCTTTCGGTCTATAAGTATTTGTTCTTTGATCATATTCTCCTAAAGCTGATTCGTAAGTTTCTACACCAGTCATTTCAGAAACTCTTGCATTTTTCAATATTTGCAATTTTCTTGCTTTTGCAGTAATAAAGGCTCTTTCTTTTAAAGTTTCAAATTCTTCATCTGTTAAATTTCCTGCTTTATGCTCAATATTCAATTTTCTCAACATTTCAGAATATTCTCTTCTATAAGATGTACCATAATCACTACCATCTTTACTAAAAATATCGATATTCTTAGTCCTTTCTTTCATCTTATCCCAATACTGCTCTCCTGGATCCATCTTCATATTCATCATTTCTACTTCTGCAAGAATTTTCTGCAATAAACCTACGTTTTGTTGTCCATAAGTCAACATACGATTGTTATAAGATTTGAAATCTCCTTCAATTCCTGTAATACCTTTTGCAATATTTTTTGAGTAGGTTAGTTCATTTTCTGAAGCTTCTTTAACATTCTTCTCAATAGTTGTTTTAAGTTCATCAAAATTTATCTTATTCCCACCTTTAAACAAACCTTCTATATCAGTAGCAGATAAACCTGGGAACATTTGTTCTAATGCTGTAAATGTAGCTTGTTTGTTTCCTCCAGTTAATTCTTGAAGTCTGTTCAATGAATAAAATAAAGTATCAAGCCCTTTTCCTTGAGTCCAATTATCTTGCATTACTTTAAAATCTGATAATTGTGCTCCAGGATTAAGTTCAAAAAACGATCTCATTAAAAGAGCTCTTGTATTCTCATCATTAGAAATGTTCTGACCTGTAAACGCTTGCTGATACCTTTCAAGTTGTCTTCCTCTTGCTCCTGTAAACGATCTAATACCAGCTAATGCAGATGTTAATCTTACAGCATCTACTTCTCCAGTGCGAGACAAGATTCTTTCAGTCGATTGATTAAATGTTGTTAGAGATTCTTCAATTGTAGAAGCTATTTCTTCGAAAGGTAATCTTAATTCTTTCATCGTCCTTTCGAAAATACTTATAACTTCGGAACCTGTTGTTCTTTCGTTTGTATTAAAACGCATTGAACCTTGTAAAGCATTAATTGCTGAAGGACTTATACCGAATAATCTTTCTACAGCCATTAATGATTGTGCTTCACTTGCACTACGAATTCTACCTCCTGAAGCTCTAAGTAATTGCGCTCGTCTTTCGCCATATTCACCTATATCCATTCCAAGAGCATGTGCTGCATAAGAACCTTCTCTCGAAGCCATTCCTGTTGCTCCTGAAATAGAAAGACCCATTGTTTGAGCTAAAGAAATTAATTGATTTTGAGTTTGTCTTAACGCTTGAAGACCTGTCATCGCCATTTCTCCTTGCGTTTCGTATTTTGTCTCAATGCTTTGAGCAATGTATTTTCCTACGATAGGTATCCATCTGAAATAATCAGCTTCATTTGCACCTCGTGTGCGAAGAGATAATCCTACATTTGAAATAGGATCAGTATACATCGCTTGAGCTTCAGCTCTTTGATTTCTTAAATACCTTGTACCAAATAAATCTATAAATTGTCTTCCATATTTCAATAACTCTTGTGTAAGTGTTGCTGTAATTCCTCCTACAATTCCACCTCTAACACCTCCACCACCTGGAACTATAGGACTACCACTTGTTCCACCACCTGAAGTAGTATTATCTTCTATAATAGATACTGATGCTCCGATAACATCAAGATAGCGATTAATAAGTTTTGTCTCATTGACAATCTCTCTATTGCTTGCACTGATACCTTCAAGTGAAGAATTCAACTTTTCTCTTAACGCAGATATAGAACCTATTATTTTATCTATATTATCATTATTATTGTTAGGTTGTTGAATTCTCTGTCTATCGTTATTTCTATCTTCGTCATTAGAAATATCACGGACTCTTTCTCTCGATAAAGAAGATAAATCTTGTCTTAAATCACGAACACTATTTCGTATATCTATTAAAATATCTTCGTAGGAATTTTTATTTTCATCAGGTCTTTCTGAAGTAAGATAATCACGAATAGAAACTACAGATTTTTCTACATCTCTCATTACATTTGCAAGATCAGATATAGCTGCAGCTTGAGTTCCTCTTCTTGGCGTTGGAGTTCTTCTGCTTCCACCTTCTTCAGATTGAACATCCCAAGTAATAGAATTTTCTCCTTGATTATATATTCCTCCTGATTGTTGTTGTCTTAAATCAGCTAACATCTTTTCAAGAGAAACTCTATCAGTCATTAACGATAATTGCTGTCTTAACTGATTTAGAGATTGTTCAGTTGCTTGACGAGATTTTTCTTCTGAATTATTTATATCGCGATAAAGAGATATAATTTCATCTCTCAATCGTCTCATTTCAGATAAATCTGCTGAAACTCTTATCTTTTTATCTTCGGCCATTTCACTTATTCTTTAATGCAGCATTTTCTCTTTCTTCGATCATTCTTGCTTCTTCTAAGAATACTTCGATATCGTTTTCTGTAATTTCGTTAGAATGAGAATTCGAATCTAAATCATCTTTTTTCAACCACTGTCCTATATTAGGAATATATTTTTCTTCTTTTGCGTTTTTCTTCTTTTGCTCATATTCATCAAATAAAACATCTTCTTGAAATTCCATCATCTGATGAAAAAAAGAACATTCCCTATGAGCAGGTGACATAAATGCAATATTATGTTTCTTTCTCCACCATGAGTCATAGGGAAATTCGTTATTCCATCGAATCATAAAAGACTTTATATCTTCGACAGTTTTCATAAATTTCTAAGTATTAAGATTTCAACAAATCGTATCCTTCTTTTAAGAAAGGAAAAATTTGTTCTAAATAAATTTTTCTTAATTCTTGAAAATCCTGTAATCCTAATTCACTCAACGAACCTACTTTCAAATCTCGTAACAATTGTGGACAAATAACGCTAAGAGTTGCTTCAATATCAATTGCATCTAATGCATTAGATGCAGATACAGTTGGATTTTGAAGTAAAGTGTTATAATAACCACCACTCAATCTTTGTTTATTCACTTCAATTTGATAATACTGTCCAACATTAGGAAATTGAACCGTATAATCTTTTCCTTTGATTGTAACGACTTTTTGTTCTTGCATAACGAAATAAAATTTAATCTTGATAAAGATACTAACTTATTTTAAATCAACAAACTCTTTGATATCTAAACTTTCTTTTATTATCTCAAGTAAATCTTCCCAACTATCAGGAAGATTATCGTGTTTAGAACTATTATCTTTTGCCCATAACGGTTGCAAATTTCTATAATTAAAACAAATTTTTTGATGAATAGGATTTCTCAAATCAAATCTTGCACAAGGTATAATATGATCAATATGCCATTCACCATAATTCTCCCACGTCATTCCAGGTTCAAATTGTTGTTCAAGATGAACTTTCAGTTCATCAAGAGAACAACCGAGAAGATCGATACTGTGACTTGACTTATAACCTTTTGTAACTGCAGAACGAACTCTATTTCTTAAACTACTTTCTATTTTATAATTAATATCTGTCTTGTATTTTTCATTTCTATAATTTCTTCTTTTTGCTCTTCCGTGTTCAGATATATTATATTTATGTAAAGACTTTCTATAACTTTCTGATTTTAAATAATTCATCAATTTAACTCTTCCATATTCAGACTCTCTAAATTCTTTCTGTTTTCTTCTATTATACTCTTTAAATTCTTCTGTTTGCATTCGTTTTTCTTGATATTCTCGTCTACAATCTTTACACCAGGAATCGTATCCACATGGTTGATATTTATCCTTGTGAAAGTTTGAAATTTCAAGAATTCTATTACATTTACAACATCTTAATACAAGAACACCGTTTTCATTTTGTTCAACTTTTCTAATAACTCTTTTAGAAGGTTGTTTATGTTCTTGATAATACTTTTTACATCTTATCTTTGCTTTTTCCTTCCATTCTTCATCTTGACTTCTTCTGATTGTTTGTCGTTTCTCACATGCTTTACCTTTTTCTGTTTGATAATACTTTTTTCGAGCTCGCTTTGCGACTTCTTTACCTTCTTCTGATTTTCTATACTTTAAACAACAATCTTTGCATCTTATATTTAATCCATCTGATTTAGTTTTGTCTTTATTAAATTGACTTATAGGAAGTTCTCTGTTACATCCTGGACATATTTTTAATCCTGTTTCAAAATTAGCTCTCATAAATTCCTTTATTTATGTATCCTATTATACCTTAATTAAATGTATAAAATATGGCAACGTAGTGTTGCCATAAATTATTAGAGATTTGCAGTGGTGATCGGTGATAAATACGTACCAGATATATTGATTCCTGCAACTCCACCCTCAGCAATGCTAAACGTCTGACCGTTAACAAAACACGGATTCAACTGACAAATCGTTTCACCTGTAGGATCTGTTGCAGTTACAAGACCTGTAGTTTCATCTTTAGTTGAAATCAACTTTCTATACACTGTAATAGCAAATCCAAGTTCTCCAAGAACCAATGTATCAAGAACTGCTTTTACAGAACCAAGTCTATGAATCATTCCTTCTACAACAGGTTGTTTAAAACTAATGAAAAATTGATCAACTGTAAAATTACACTGATATCCAACTGCAGGAACTTCCTGTAAAGTCAAATTTCCTAAACCTTGAACATTCGCTCTTTGAACGTTCTCAGTACATTGCAGGTTACGTACATAACCTGCAATCTGATTATTTATTCTAATAAACGCCTGAGGCGCTGAAAATACTGCTGACATATTCTTTCAATTTAAAATTATCGAATTAAAAATCCTGTAAAGAATAGCTTAGTAATTTCGTTATTTACTCGAATCTTGTAAGTAACAAACCAAGCATCTTCTTTACGCGTTACAACTACATCTTGGAAAGCGAGTAACAAATTATCTGTTTCATTAGTAGCTGTTCTACTCTGCAAATAAGCAACCGTCCAATCCTTAACTGCCCCTGCACTTAAAGTATTAACGTTTACACCATTTTCTTGACCTAACAAATCAATTTCAGCATTTACAACCAATTCTTTATTGATTTGGTCTACAATACGCATAAATTGAATAGAATAAGATTGACCTTTTGCATTGAACAAATTTGCATTATCTTGTAGTGTATTTACACCTTGAAGAACAACAAATTTATTCAAATAATCATTCTTCACTGTAACAAGAATACCATTTTTCAACGCTTTTACTTGTTCAGATTCTGTTAAAATATGACGTATTCTATCAATACCAATGCTCTTATTCGTTACAGGAATCATCGGTTCTTTACCTGCTGTACGACCTAATTGTGCACACAGATTATACATAACTGTCCACCAACGATATTTCTGAGGTGCTATATCAGAAGCAAGTCCTACATCTCCATGAGTCAAAATGATATGATCACTGTCAAAACCTTGTGCAAGTTCAATAGATTTAGAATAATCTGCTGATATTCCATATCCACCTACAAACAATTGATGCGGAAATTTAGCGTCAAAATTCATGTGTTTAATATATGCTTTTGTAAACGCTGAATTTGCATTGTCACCATATTGATCTGTAAATACAAAACTATAATCTAAACCTATAATTTGTTCAAGAACTGCTTCAAAATTAGCTTGATTATAAGTTTCTGTACCACCTGATGCTAATGTAAATACATTCAACAAATTCTGTACATCACTTTCAGATACAGTTCCTTCACCTTTAGCTTGAGAAGAAGGATCAAGTACAAAAGCTTGTGCAAAAGTAGAATCAGTCTGAGCCCATTCTATAAGAGTTTTAATATTATTAAATTCAGGTGATTGAACTACGAGTGTAGGTGTAGAAGCTAAAGCTGAAATTTCACCATAAGGTAATCCATCTTCAGCAGTTCCAGTATAAGAACCAACATAAAAACTTAAAATCCACTTTTCAGAATCTTCTACTCCAGGTGTAATCACATAACCATAACCAGTAGCTAAATTATCACCTTCTTTAACACCATTTGCAACTGTTCCTTCATCAAGAGTATTTACTACAAATGTTCCTCCTGCTGTAGAAGTAAAGGTCATCTTTGCCGGCTTTGTTTCTGCTGCTCTCACAAAGAGAATTTCTGAAACACCTATTGCTGCAGGATTACTCGGATCAGGAGTAAACAAAGCTTCAGCAATCTTCCAATACATACCTCCTTTTACGAAAGAACGAAAATCAGAAATATTGTCAAATGAATATATAGTATCTTGACCTTGAGAATTAGTTCCTTTAATACCAGCTCCACCTCCAAAACCAGCTCCAAATTCACCTGTATCTATAATAAGAACTTTTCCATAATCAAGATTTCGTGCAGGATTATTTTCTCCCGATACTATCGTTGAATAAGCTCCCGGAAGAGTTATCTGACGATTTGAAAAGACTATTGTACTTGGCATATAATTTACTTTTAATTAAACGAATTTCTTGTATTTTATATTATATATTGTTTCAAACATCTAAAAGTACGAACTTATTTTTACATCTGCAAATTAATAAGATAAAATATTCCCCGAACTCTCTAATGTAGACATTAAACCTGCATCTGCAAATAAAACTTTCTTTAATAAAGGCATTTCTTCAATAGTTGGTACATGTTCATCAGAAGTTAAATTAAGTCCAATACTTCTCAAAAAAAATGGTAATGGTATTACATCTGCATTTATCATTACCTCTTTCATAGAAAATGAAATCGATTGAAATGATTGTGATAAAATATTGTAACTGCCAAGCAATAATGAATAAAGAATCTCACTCATTAATATAGATTCTAAAAAATTATCTGAAACACACATTACTTCAAACTCGTAATTACGAGAATCTCTAAGAATCATTTTACCTGTATGATCAAATTGACCTGTGAGTTTACCTATAGAATTAAATTCACTTGTCCTCTTACTTGGTTCTCTTACAACATAAGCAGGAGTTTTTGCCTTATCTTTAGGAAATTCGAGTAATACTCTCAAATTTCTTGGATTTGAATCATTTCTTAGGAATAACTTTTTACCTTGCTCGTAAAAATCAAAATTACCATCTTTTACACCATAAAAAGTTTTATGCAAAAAAGTATTTTCTTCTGCATTATTTTTATAATCTTCTTGAACAAAGATAAGTAATCTTGTAATAATTGCTTTAATCTGTGTAATTTGTAACATACTACCTCTCTTTAAAAATTCTTTCTAATGTTTCATCTATAGCTATATCTGCTATTGTAGCTATATTAGCTAATTGTAACGCTTTATCCATTAATTTTTTAGCTTCGATTCCTCCATTAAACCAACTATTAGGATCTGATTTATCACTTACTCTACGGAATGTCATATATTGACTTCTCTTTTCTTTATTAGAACTTGAAGCTTCAACTCTGACTAATCCTTCGTATTTAGCAGCTTTATGAATATACTCGGGAACCTTTAATCCTGGAGTATCAATTGCCTTTCTTGAACCTGGAGTTTGTTGATTTATAGGAAGTTGCTCTCTTTTAAGAGGCGTTTGAGAATTCTTAGCTAAAGTATAAACGTCTTGTGGAAGAATTGAACTAAATACTCCTGACTCTGCTATTGCTTCAGGTGTAGCATGTCGAAATGGAACAGTTATATAAAATCCACCATTCTTTTTTTGCTTAGCTTTAGACGAAGCAAGTAATCCAGGTTTCTCGTCAAATGGTGGAGCACCTTCTTCTACCATTAATGCTAATGGTGATTCTCTTGCAGATAGACCAAAAACAACTTCAAGTGGTGAAGTTCTATCAATATACATTGCTTTCAAATACTCTTGACGAGATTTACTAAGTTCTCTTCCTACTAAATCTCTCCATCTTTCATAGTATTCTTGTACTACACGATCAATAATTGCAGCACCAAGTAAATTAGTTTCTTCTCCTGATAAACTAAATTCACCAACTACTTCATCAAGGTCTATTCTAATAGGGAGCATTATACATTTTCATTAATTATCACACCACTTCCATCAAAATTAGGTTTATCTGCTGCTATCAAATGAGTTAACCTTACAATTGCTTGTATAGGTAATTGAATTTTCTTTTGTTGTCCTGATACCTTATCTGTATTCCATGAAGATCTAATAAAGTGCGGCAAATCAATTGTATGTCCTTCTACAAAATGTTTGTAATAAACACTTATATAGCCATTTTCAGGTATTTCATCTATATCTAAAATCAAACAATAGGGATTATCTTTATTTATACGAGAATTCGTAGTTTTCTTCAGTTTTTTATCAGAAGCTTCAAAAGAATAAAGAGCTAATAATTCTTGTATTTTATATGTTGTAAAAACAAAATAAACGCCGTCATTTTCTCTTATTTTCAAATTCTCACTAAAATAAGAATACTCTGTTAAAAAAGTAACTCTATCGTAATAGGAGAGATTTGCTTTATCTACATCCATTACAGTTACAGCATAAGTTCCTAAAAGTTCAGACGACCAATTCTTATATTGAGTTGTTTGATTGATACCTGTAATAAGAGCTTTTGTTTTTATAGGATTTACATAGAAATAACCTGTACCAAAACAATTCTGACAATCAGGTAAAGCAGCTTCTTCTCCATGACAAGGACAACGTAGAGCTTTTTCTAACAACACTTCGTAGCCTTTGGCCCACACCGATTGGTCGAAGTCTGATTTTATAAATTCAGGTCTAAAATTGCTATAACCTGGAGAAGTCTGTTGTAATATATTCCTACTCTCTGCCATAATTTAAAACACTCTAAATTTAGGTTGATCGTAAACAAGTTTTATTCTACCGACAGTTTCTTTTATCTCTGTCTGATATGACTTTATTCTCGCAGAATATGCAGCATTTTCAGCCGAAGATGTAGTCCCAATACTCTGACTTAATCCATCAATACTCAAACTTTGATTAGCAATACCTGCACCAATAACAAGATCACCTGCCACATTCAAAGGACCGAAAGTTGCTAACATCCCTACTATATTCAATAAATCCATAGGTAAATCATCGATATCCCAACCTGTTATATACTGTATTCTCCAGTAATCAGGAATATTGTCAAATCTCTGCATTCCAACTTGTGATGTAATACCTGTTAAAATTACTTGTGCATTACCTTGAGTTGTAGATGAGCCTGTAGGAACCACACTTATCCTTCTCTTACCTTGACCCATTGCTGTATCATATTCACAAAACAACCATCCTTGTGGATAAATTATTTGTTCCATTTTATTCAACATACCTATCATGGATAAAGGTTCTCGTACAGGATAATTTGTTAACAGAATAGGAAATTCTTGCCAATAATCTTGTCTATAATAAGGAAGAGTTTGGTCAACTAACTGTTTACAAAATCGAAGATTGAACCACTTCTCAACCTGCTTTTGAGCCATTTCGATATATTTTCGAATAGATTCATTTGAAAATGAAGTTCCTTGTCCTCCATCTATCTTTATACCAAATAAATACATAGCCCATATTTCAGCAACAGAAAAAACTAAGCCTGAATTCTTTTTGTATTTTATTGTAAATGTTAGTTGACCCATATTCTTTATTTTATTTTTGATAAAATCATAGTAATAATTTCATCTTTATTCTTTCCTTCTAAATCTTCATCTGTATATTGACCACCATCTTCACTTTTGGCAACACTAATCAATTCATCTTTCTTCATTGATTTAAGATCTCTCAAAAGTTCACCATCAACATCCTGATTATTTTCATCTTTTGATTCTTCTTCGATTTTGAAATTATTGTTCTCAGATTCTTTTTTAGAATTTTTCATTCCTTCAACAACAGATTTCCAATTTTCAATTTCCTTATCCTTTTGACTGATCGTTATTTTTTGAGTTTCAATGATACCTTTCAATCTTGCAATTTCATCTTCATACTCTTTATAATTCTCCTTTACCTCATTACAAATCGAATCTTCGAATTTTGTACGATATTCAGGTTCATCGCCTTCTTTATAGATATTAGGAAACTTCTTATCACAAATCTCTTTCCAAATCTCTTTACTAATTTCTGCAACACCATTCTGAAATTGAACTGCACCGTTATCAAACATCAGATTGTGATTAACATAAATACGACTTTTTACTTTCATAATAACAAATTTAAAAAACAAAAGAGGAAGGAGTTTATTTTCTCCCTCCTCTTTTTAATTAAGTGAATAATCTTATTTAATTACAAACCCTCTTCACCAATATTTACAATACGAACAATCTTAGCAGGCTGGTAATAAACCGGAGTACCGTAATTCAAAATTGCAAATCTACGAGACGGAGCTGTAATAGCAAAATCCATCTTCATAGTATCAGCAAATTGCAAATACTCGTTAATCTGATTATCATTGTAATAAACCAAAGCAGATTTAGTACCAGCGATAATACGGTTACGGTCTCTTACACAATTAGCATCAGCACCATCGTATCCAGTTGCCATCTGATTAGCAGGAACTTCGAAGATAGGATAATATTCAGTATTAGCATTCAATACTGCATTCTTCTTCGTACGATAAATAACAAAGCTGGTTGCTTGATATGCACCACCTACACCTGCAGTAAATCCAAATTCAACAGATTCTGTTGCAGTCACAGCACGTGCACCACCTAAAGTTACATTCAACGGAGCGGATTCACCATAACGGTTCTTAGCTGTTACAAGATAACCATAAGAACCAGCATGTTGACTAAAATTAGTCTTAGTATCTGCTGCATTAACTTTGATTACTGTTCCTTGTACCGGAGTAAGCGGAGCTTTTGCTGAAGTAGCTTGTTTACCTACAGTAATAGGTTTGCGCTCATCAAAGTAACGGTCATTCTTAATATTAATCTTACCAAACTGAGTAGTAACATCGTTTACAGATTGACCCATTGTTGCACCTGTAACAGAGCCACCCATACCAACAATAACACGTTTACTTTCGTGGAACTGTTTTACATAATTGTTAAATACAATCGGATTAGAAATAATTCGATCGATATAACCATTATAAACATTAACTACTACATTAGCAGCATCTTGAATCAAAGAATCGTTCAAAACCTGACCTTGAGCATCAATAACAGCCGGAGAATTGAAGTAGGTGTCAAGCAGTTGCTCAGCAGTCTTACCTTCTGCAGTACCACCATCCATTTCATTCAAACCAAGCAAATGCTGGCGGAAGAAACCATCGAATTGTTCAGGAACACAAGTTGAATCAGCGTCTACCAAACGAGCATCGATAATCGTCTGCAAAAGGATAGTCTTGTTTTCAACTTCTTTCAGATACATATTCATGTTACCAGCAAGCTTTGCCAATGTAGCAGGATGAGTTACTTGACCGGTTACACCCATATACTTGGTCAAGATTGATTTACGTCTGTATTGAGAATCTGTTTCTTCCGGCGTTTCACCTTCAGTATTAAAGATACCAACTTCTTCACCGTATTTATACAACTGATTGTACTGATGAACGTTATTATCAATCTTATGTTTCGGCATTTCCATGTAGTATACCAACTGATTCAAACGGTTGGTCAAAATTTTCAAAACTGAATCCAGAGATTCAACTTTCAAACCGCCACCGTTATTAATCATGTTGTTATATTGCATACCGGTCATAGAACCGGCTTCCATGGCTTTCAATACTTCTTGTGCAGAAATACCATCGAGCAAATCTACACCATTACCACTTTGATTATAATTGTATAAATCCATATATTTATTAATTAAATTTTTAACGAATTATTTCACAAACTTAACACCTTTACCGTACATATAACGAGCAAGATTTTCTCCTACTGTTTCAGCTTCAGGATTCATCAAAAATGCCAAAGCATCTGATTCCAGAGATTTTTTAATTTCATCATCTTTAATTCCATCAAGAGCTTTTGAAATGGCCTGAGAAGCTATAGAACGTTGAGTTACGATATTAATTTCTGTCTTACCTTCTTCATCTTTCTCAAAAGACATTGATTTCTGAATTGCAGAAAGATTTACCAAACCTTCAGAACGGAAAGAAGGAGTCTGTTCTTTTAGAGCTTTAACATCTTCTCTCAATCCTTCGATTGATTTCTGCAAACTTTCAAATAGAGGGTTAATAGATTTTGCAAAAGAATCCCCAATTGATTTCTGAATCTTTTCTGCAGTTTCTTTTTCATCTTCTTTAACCTTCTCTTCTTTCTCAACAGCTTCTTTCTCGAGCTTATTGATATCGTCTTCCTGTTTTGTTTCAGATTCGTGAGCTCCTGCTGCATCTTCAGATTTCAAAATAATTTCGCCTGATTCGATTCCTTTCAAAATATAATCATCTGAAAAACCTACACTCTTCAAAAGTTGAACTGTAGGATCTTTTAAAATTTTTTCATTCATATTGTCTAAAAATTATTTGTTTACGTAAAAATAAAAACTATGTTTCAGATATCAAATTATTTCATCGAATTTTGAATAAAATCTTTCAAAATATCGATAGATATATGTCCCTCTAAATAACTTTTATAAAGATTTTTAAAGATTTCATCTTTCTTAGGTGATAGCTTTGAAATTTTGATTTTAAAATCTTTATCTATAGTTATTAATTGACCATCTCTTTCTAATTCAAGAAGAATTTGCGTAGTTTCAAAATCTTTATCAGATTCAAAATCACAATCAATATAATCTTTCGTTTGTTTACCTTTTACTAAATCAGCAAATGTATTGGCGTTAACAGGTGTCATCGTCATTGCAAGATTGGTAATAAGAGCTTTCTTTATTTTTTTAGGATTGTTCTTATCTCTTTCTAATGCCTTACCTTCGATACTAAATCCAGGTTTACGATCTGCACCAGATTCTCTCATCTCTAAAGCCTTATCGTAAAAAGCTCTTGCTTCAGGAGATTTTTTCCACAATTGACATTTTACATAAAACTTATTATCGATAACTTTTGCTGATAAAGGATTACCAATCCAAAAACGAGATTTATTTATAGGGGATCTTGTTGTTAAGTGATCAAGATTGATTAATCCATGTTTTAAAAAACGGTCAATAATAAAACCATTTGGTTCCATTGATTCACCTTCACTATCCTCAGATGCATCTGAAGCTAATCCTTCGAAGATCATCTTTTCATACCTTCTATCATCACCTACAGGATAATCTAAAGGATTAAAATCAGACTTTAAAAAATCTGCTTCTGTGAAAAAATTAAATCTTGAACCTACTTCAAACATTTTATATTTTTACTTAATCACCGAATCTAAAAATTTATCGATTACTTCATCAATCTCTTTATATCTCCTCACTCTTATCCAATCTTTTTCTAATACTTTCTTTCTTGTACCCATAATAGCTCCAAAAATAGCTGCATTAGTATCTGTATCCTCACCAAGATTTACAATACAACATAAATCTTCAAAAAGTGTTGAATTTTTATTTTCTTTAGCTAAATAATTATCAATCACAAGGTTATATGTATTTATCACATCGCCAGCATTTTGATAATCATTTACTTCAAGATTTTCTGTCGGTAAATCTCGTAACAATTTTTTAAGTACGCAACAAAAATCAGAACCAAACTTAAAACAATTGTTATTATTATGAGTATAACTACAAAACATTTTGAAGATCCTTCTTGTATAATCATCGGAATCATTCAAAGTGGCTATAGCTATAGGAAGAGAATAAAATAAAGCTCCGTTTCCCATTCTATCGCTTTCTTCACATCCTCTTTGCATAATTGATTGACATGTTTGTCCTCCTATATCAAAACAATAACTACCAGCATTAAAACCTACATCGTTATACCATAAATATAAGTTTTTCTGGAATTGTTTGAATTTCCAAAGAGCAGTCTTACCTTCATTAGATAAAGCATCAATTAAACAAAGTAAAACAGATGTATCATCCGACCAAGTTCCTTCTATTTGATTATGAAACCCTCCTGAGGAAAAATCGTTACAATAAAAAGAACCTTCTTTTTTAAATTCAAAAGGAACTCCAAGTGTATCACCTATAATATAGGCTCTAATACTATTTTTTATTTTTTCTCTCATTATCGATAAATTTCTCAATATTTCTAATCGCAATGTCAACCATTTCATCAGTTGCCTTTTTTCTTTCTTCATTAGTTGCTCTATGAATAATGCTTACACCACTTGCATCATTCCAACGGAGATGAACTGATTTTTTTTCTTCTTTCTTCATAATCTATCTTTTTAATTATCTAAAGATACACCTTTTAGACCACATATACAACTTTTGCTATAAAAATTATACAATTTCGACTACAATTGAATTGGTTCCTTTAGCAATAACTTTATATTTCGAATTCTTTTGAGCTAAATATTCTGTTTCATAAGGATTATTGATATTAGAAATTTTATCACCTTTCTTTGCTAAAAGAGTAACTTGAAGATCGTCACCAAAATTAGCAAGTTGTCGTAAAGAAAATGAAGTAAAGCTTTTATCTTCTATAACATCTCCGACATTTGCTCCTATCCATTGATTTAATGCATTTATATCAGATATTGTATTAACATCCATTCTTCTATTCAAAACCAAATTATCTTCAAGAGGATTTTTATCTATAAAAGATGAAATGATAGAAGACATTTGACTAAATTGTGAATTCTCTGATTTACCAAGGTTAAACTCTCTTATTCCTACATAACTTTCTCCTTTGTAGAAATCTAACGCCTTCTTCTCTGTTTCATTAGTTCTATTTCTATCAGCTTTATAAAAAAGTTTCGATTCGTTTTCTTCAGTAAAATGTCTATAATCTTTACCATTATATTCTGAATATAACATACCATTTGCAATAGGTAAACAACCAGATTTTATCAATTCTTTATTCATAGCCATTTTCATACTGGGATTTACTTTTGCATATACATCCAATAAATATTGATAATTCGAATCTTTTATATTGTTTCTAATGAAACCTAAATTCCTTTCCTCTATAGAATTTATATTTTGTTCTAATTCTTTAAATACTTTATTAAATCTATCCAATTGATCCTCTGTTAAATTTCCCTTTGCAGAATTTCGTTTTGAAACATAATCTTTAAATTCTTCTACGTTTTCAAAATGTAAAGTAGTAGATTTAGAAGAGTCGTCTTTTGTCAATTCATTGATTTTAGATTTCAATCTAATAAGACTATTTTCCCAAGATATCTCTTCACCCGTATCTTGATTCTTTAACGTATATATAGTATCATTTCCTTTATCAATAGAAGATAATCTAAATGTAACGTTATCTTTTGTAAATTCAACATCCGATCCTCCCTCTAACGCTTGTGTTGTATTACCGAAAAAGAGTTGACCTGCAGAATTAAATACTTGCATTTTCTTAACAGGTTTATTTATTTTCTCCTCAACTTTTTCTTGTTTTTGAACACCTTCCTTTTCAGATTCTTTCAATTTATTTTCAAAAGCCTCTTTAACACGTTTTTTAAATTCAACAAGAGATTCTTTAGGTTCAGATTCCATATAAAACTTACCTTTTTTAGCCTTATAACGATCTTCGCCTTTCATATTAAGAACAATTGTTTGTCCATCAACTTTTACATAAGTCTGAGTAATCTTTTTAAAACCGTTCAATTTATCAAGTTTTTCATCTATCTTAGATGAAATATCTTCTTTCAATTTATCAAGTTTCTTATTTAAAGTTTCTTCAGTGACACTTTCAGATTTCTTCTGTTTTAGAGTTTTCAACTTCTCTTTGATTTGATTTAACATCTCTTCACCAAGTTTAAGTTCACCTTTCTTTTGCGCATCCAAAAGTTTTTGTAAAGTATCGATTATTTTATCAGAACCATCATCCTCTTTTTTAGGATTTCTTTTACTCAACTCTTCTTGTGCAGCTTGTTTAATTTCAGGTGAAGCATCTTTATCATTTATTGCTGCTTGAAGTTGTTCGTCACTTGCTTTAGAAGCATAAGAATTTACATCATTTACTTTAGAAGATGTTTTCTCTGTTTGATCATCTTCTTTTTTAGTTTTCTTAGCACCACTTTTTGGTTTCCAACCATTTTCAGTTTTAACATAAGTCTTACCATTACTGTAGGTCCTCTCTGTACCAATAGGTGCACCTTTCTTACTCTTTTCTATAATTTCGTCCATAAATTGTTGCATATCATTCGTATTAGTCGTATCTTTAGGCAGTGAAAGAGCGCTGGAGCTTATTAAGGGATTGTGCCTTGCCGAGTCCATATTATTAGAACTATTAGGTCCATCAAATATAGTCGAGCTCTTTCTTATCTTATCTTCAATTTTAACAGCTTTATTATAAGATGTCAATATCCAAAATTTATCTCTAAAATTATCATCTTGATCATAAACTACAGATTTTACAAGTGTTACTTGCCAATCTCCTTTATAGAGATTTACTTTTGTTCCATTTTCATAAAACTTTCCTAATTTTCCATTTTTCAATATATCTGAAATCTTATTTACAATATCCTCATAAGATTTAAAATCATTCTGTTCTATAAGATGCCTCTTTTTGATATGACGAAGACCTTTACCTTTATCTCCCCAAACAATATCTATTTTCCCAAGATCTTCTCTTTCTATAGCTCCAATTACTTGACCATTTCTTTCTTTCAAAAGAAAATCAATAGCTTCTTTAGGCTTACCTGCAAATTCTGAATGATTTTTGCCAAATACTTTTAACTCGTCTTGAGAATATTGTTCTTTACCAACTTTTTGTCCTTTTGCTACTCGCCAACTACTGTCAGGTTGTTTTTGATATTTTACACCATTACTATGTACTCTTATCTCACCAACAGAAGCTCTACGAGCTTTCATCAGTTCATCAAATCCACTTTGAAATTCTACTGACATATTTTCAAATCATTTAAAATGATAGTCTTGAATTATTGTCCTCAGCAAAGTCAACCCCGCAGTACAATGATATTCAAGACTATCTTACAAATTTTAATGAAGTTGTAAACGATATTTCGTTTGTTTCAACGTTGCAAGAAAATCTTCTATCCATGACATTTCACCAATGTAATCGATATTATCTTCAATAACTTCGTGGAAATCTTTTGTACGCTCAATAATCAAATCAATCAATTTAATCGGATCGTTTTCTTCAATTTTTTCACCGTTGATTTCTCCATCTCCAAAACGACCAAAACCACTTTGACCAGCTTCCATTATTTTATCTTCGTAGTCAAGTAATTCATCAATCAAATCATCAAGATAAACATGTTTAGAATTATCTAATTCTCCCCAATGAATATTCTTAACTCTTGTTTTTACTCCTTCAAGAAAATTAGCATAGTCTGCAAAAACACCGTACATCAAATCTTTTGCTTTTTCAATATCTATGTTCTCAGATTTGTTAAACCAATTTGTTCTCTTTTTATTAAGAATATCTCTTACTTTCCATTGTACTGCCGTTTTATCAATCAATTGATCATCTCTATGAAAAACTCTCGATTTAGACCTTACTTTTTCGATTTCACCATTTTCTCTTTCAAAAACGTATTTACCGTTTTCTTCACCTTTATAAGTAAGTTTTGCACTTGTAGGAAATTCATTAATATGAACAACTTCTCCAGGTTTTAATTCAGATGCTTTTATACCCCAACCTTTAGTATATTCATTAATCATTTTATCAATTTTAGGTCTTATAACGTGAGACATTGTTAATTCATTTGTATCTTCATCTACAAGACCTTCGTTAAGAATATCCTTTGCAATATTTTCAGCAATCTCAAAAGAACGTTTATCCATTCCAGAATATCTCTCACTCTTCTCTTTTTCAAAACGTTCACGCGGAGTCATTTCTTTTTTCTTTAATCTCCAACCTTTATCAGTTTTAACATATTGTTTACCATTATAAGTCTTTTCTGTACCAACTGGATAACCTTTTCTCGCTTTTTCAATCTGAGAACCGTCGTCTAAAGAAGGATCACTCCAAGCTTCTTCTCTAATATTATCAATACCCCAAGATTTTTCAATTTCTTCTTGTTGATCGATAACACTATTAATATCAAGTTTACCAGATTCTTTCATTTCATTAATTAATGATTTTAATACTTGAGCTTGATCTAAATCATTAAAATCAATCAAAAGTTTAAATCCGTCTACAGCTTTTTCAATTTCATTCTCAGTAATACCGTCACCTTGAGGTCCTACTGCATCTTCTTTAAGATCTTCTTTTTGCAATGGAGCAACATCTTCACAAGACATTGTTTTTTCAATCCAATCTTCAGGAAGTTCACTTTCAAGTCCCAATTCCTTTGCTCTTTTTTTTATCCAAGCTTTTACTTTACTTTCAGGCATATCTGAAGCTCCTACCAATCGAATTGCATCTTTCAAATCTTGAGAATTTCTAATAGGATATTTGCCATTAGACATAGCTTCACCTCTTTCTGCAAGATCCATTCTTTCTTTATGAGAAAAGTAAGTCTTATTGTTTGCTTTTTCAATTTCTTCAGGATGTTGCTTGCAATAAGATTTGAATACTTCTTCTGAAATCTCTCCGTTAAAGAATGCTTTTTGGATTTTGATAAAATTAGAAGGTTTTTGTTCAAAACCAAGAATTTTCTTCAGATTATCTTTCATGTCAAAAATGAATTCATAATCATCTAACTCTGTTCCTGGTTCAATCCAAGCACTTCCAATTTCTTCTTCAGAATCAACAACTACAAAAGCAGGAGTTTCTTCACTTACATGACCTATAAAATAGTGAATTTCAAAATCCTTACCTGTTGCAACAGCTACTTCAGTAAGGATATCTTCAGGAATGTCTATACCAGTTTCTTCAAGTAATTCTCGTTGTGCTGCAGTACGAAAATCTTCACCAGCATCAACATGTCCTCCAGGAATACACCATTCATCTGTATGATTACCTTGATCTCCTGCTCTTTGAAGAATCAACAATTTCGAACCTCTAAAAAGTAAAACATCTGCATAACGTATCTTGCCTGTTTTAGATTTGAGAATATCATTGTAAACTGATTTAGAAATTCGTTTGCTTTTGTACATTCTCTTAAAATCATACAAAGATTTTATATCTTTCAAGATATCTGCAATTTCATCTTCGCTTTCAAGTTTCTTCATAGACTTCTCAATAGAAGTTTTCTCTTTATAAACGTCTGAGATATTCTTAACATGATCTGAAATGAATTTCTTATTACGTTCCTCAACTTCCTTTCTATCATCATCACTTAAAATTGAGATACTTTTCAAAACGCTATTTTGCTCTGAAAATTCTGCAGCAAGCTCATCTACTCTTAAAGAGTTTCTATAGGATTTTTCAAGTAATTGTCTATATTCTTGAATCTTATCTTCTTTTGATTGAAGACCTAAAAACTTTTTTATATTCATAGCTATAATATTAATTTCTGTTTAAAATTACAATATATTTTTATATCAATCCCCTTTTATACATATATTATTGATATAAAAGGTAGAATTTTTCTTTATAAACTTTATACTGTACAACGTTTTATTGATAGTATCCATTTTTTCAATTCTATCAACAACAGCATTTTTACCACCAAGATATTTGATTTTTACTCCTTTTTTCAAATCTTTAACTCTAATTCCTTTAGCGCTATTTAAATAGAGAATTGTATCACCTGAAATTCTTTCTAAAACACCTTCTTTGTCTGTATGATAATGAATATCGTAAATATCCTCATCTACAGATGTTAATGATTGTTCTATCGAATAAACTCGATTGTACTTTTTATCACTTGTAATAACTAAATCACCCGGTCTTAAATCCTTTAAGAATTTTTCACCTTCAAATGTTTGAATTTCAACGAAACCCGAATTAAAGCCTTTCATATATCTTCTTTTTTAAACAATAAATTCTTTATCACCAACGTAAATCTTAACCTTACTTTCTCTTTGTATTTTTCTTTTATAATCTTTAGGAGGAATGAATGTCTTTAATTCTTCGTCCCAAACATATCCTTTAGGAATATGACGAAGATTACATCTACAATTTCCTGAAATACATACTTTACCATTTCTTCTTATAAATAAAGTATGATATTTTTCAAGTTCCACATCGCAGATAAAACCTTCATACATTTTAAATGTAGGTTTTACTTTCGAACTTTTGATATATTTAAATCCAAATTTTTCCTCTGATTCGAAATCAAGTGCTATAAGAGAACAATTGTAGAGGTCAATCTCTTTGATTAACTCAATACCACTTCTCGTCTTACATACATGAAAATGATTAGGAGTAGTCATTAAATCAATATCTTTGTTCTTTCTACAATACATTAATCCTTTGTAAATTTGATTAACGTATCTTGTTGCTTTTACAAACTCAACTTCTCTATTTTCGAGATTCATTGATAAAAAGTTCTCAGTTTGATTCAATTCAGTAAACAACTTCCATCCTTGATCTGTATAAACTTCAGTTTTTTCATCATAACAAAATGGATGCTGAGGTCCTAAAACAGGTTTCCAATCTTTTCTTTTCAATCCTATATTATCGCCATTAGCTATAAGATCAATTAATTTGAAAATTCTTGGTTTTGATCCGATACCTTGAGTTGTATAAGCATGAATACAAGAAGAACATGCTTGTTGGTAAACTTCTTTATAAACAAGTGCTTCTGCTCCATAATTCTCCATAATTTGTTGAGCAACACCTATCTGATAAATACCCTGCATTTCTGTCTCAACAATTCTACCCCAATCTCTATTCCAATCTTCAAGTGAATGTCCTATATCACTTACAATACTCTGGATTGATTTCTTCTTAAGAACTCCTTCAATCATTTCTTTCTTGATTGTAGTATGTTCAAGTATTCTTTGTTGTTCAGTAAGTAACTTTATCTCTTCTTGTGATACAGTATTATTTATGATATCCTTCATTCTTGAACCCATACTTTTTATATAAGCATAAGAGCGAGTTGCGGCTGCATTAAGCATAGCTTTCTCAGTATTAGAAAATGTTTTAAACTGTTTTCTTTCTATATACTGAGAAAAGTCACTATAATCTATACTTTGAAGTTGAGACGGTGATAAAACACCTGATAACTTACCAAATAAATAGGCTTGATAATATGGAGAAATTTTTCCTAATTCTTTTCTCCATTCAACGTTATTTCTTTCAAGTAATATTTTATCCTCAGGAGTAAGTTGATTAACTCCAAGAACATCGGCAATGATTTTAGCTAAACGAAAATCAATAATACCAAATAATCTTTGTATTTCGTTAGGAGTGAATATCATTTTATTAATTTCAACATTTCTTCGGTCAATGAATTCATCATATTATTTGTTTGAGTAGCTATCATTACTTGAGCTAATCCTTCATAACCACATTGAACTTTTGGATATCTTATAGGATCTTTAACGTGACGAACAACATTTGATTCTTTAGACATTTGTTGTACTTCAACACCTTTTATTCTTTTAATAAGATGGTTCATAATCATTTACCAAAATTTTTACCAATATAATCAAATGCTGCTGTCATAATAGGATTATCAATTGACTTGTATTTATCAAATGGATTTTCACTCTCATCTTGAGGTACACCTTCTTCATTCATTTCTCCAGGCACTGAACTTCCAAACATTTCTTGTTGCTGTTTTGACGTTTGAACTTGTTGGTAAACCTGATTGAGAATGATATCTTTATCAGGATCAAACTCTCTACCTGAATACTTCTTAAAGATATCCTGCATAGCAACCATACCTGATTCGAGTTTTGTTTTATCAAGATTTACTTGAGTTTCTTCATCTTCAACTTCTATACCTGTAAATACGAATTCATAATCTTCATCGATTTCACTTACAATATATTTTGTAATAATATTTTCAAGGAAAATTAAAATAGGTTTGAGACCTTTCTCTCTACTATGTTGCAATCTTGCTTTTTGACCATCTTGACCAAATAATTGCGCTTGATTTTTGAATGAAAAACCTAATTCAGAAGGATCAATTCTATATACAGAACAAACCATAATAACAAGAAATTGAGCCCATTCTTGATATTCCATTTCACGATTCGATTTGTCCAAATCAATCCATTCAAGATCAATTCCGTTGATGACAGGAGTTCTCTTTGCATTTCTAACGCCCGTCATCATTTGACTCCACGCTTGTCTAAATTCATTCAAATTTGAATCAGATATATTCGCATTCTTAACATTGATAAATCCTTTAGGAGTTGAACCTATTGAGAAGTTATTCATATTGTATTGAATACTCCATAATACACCTGTAATAAGTTCAACTAATATTTCAAGTTCAGATGTGCCATATCCATTCTTTCTAATATCAGAAGATTTATTTCTAATACCAAATCCAAGTTCCCAAGGATAATAAAGTATAGGTTCTTTAGTCGTAGGATTGATGAGAATCTGTTCGTCCCATGTCATACAAAATCTCGGCAAATAACCTTTAAAACGATAATCCTCTAATCGTTCTCTTTGTTTAGGATCGACACTATCTAAAAAACGAATCAAAGATGCGTCTACTGCTCTATATTTTTTGATATTCCATCCTTTATCTCTTACAACCTCAAATGCAAGTTGATCTAAAGTAAGACTATCGAAAGCTATTTTACGAACAAATGTTTGAAAATCGTCAATATTATCCCATTTCTCATTGAATCCACTATTCATCAAAAATTCAACAATCTCTTCGATTTTCTTTTTTTCAGCACTTGAAATTTCTTTCTTTCCTTCTTTAAATAAAGAAGTCTTTTTTCTTATAGTAAATCCTTCTTTTTGATCGTCTTCTGAAAAGTGAAGAAAATTTTGTATTTGTTCAATACGTGTATTGACTATAGAACGAATTATATGAATATTACCCATTCTACGGAGAACTTCAAAAGATAAAATACCTTTTGAATCCTTAAATCCTTTACCATTTCCTGAAAGATCATTAGGGTCGAAAAAGACTGATTGAATTCTTCCTGAATTAGGTGTTATTTCTCCTAAATAGAGGTTTGCTTTCATAATCTCTTCAGGATTATTTGAATTTAAAGATGCTTGTATTTTACTTTGAAATGCATACGGTATTGATTTTTGCAATCTATTTAATTCATCTAACGAAAGGTCAGTCAGGCTATTAAAACCTGACTTTTCCTTTACATTTGTTCTTTTTCTTTTTCCCATTTTATCAACTATTGTGCAGATGCATTAGCTTCTTGCGTTAACGTTACAGTTACTTTTTTATTACCTTCACTCATTGTTACTACAGCTTGACCTGTACGTTGATTAGTTGTTGAATTTGCAGCAGCTACTACAGAATATTCTGTTGTACCTTTTGTAAATCCATCTCCACTTACTACTGTAGTATAATTAACAGCAGAAGCTGCTCCAGAATTCTTACCATTTATTTTCTTTTGCTTCTTAGCTGAAACACCAAATGTTTTTGTTTCACCTGCTGCTGTAAAATTTAATGTATCAGGATTTGCGTCTAATGTATATTCATAAGTAACAGCTCCCGCAGCTTGACTCAAGTTGATAGTAGCTGTTTTATTACTTTCATTTTGAGTAATCACTGCACTTCCAGTTCTTTGAGATTCGGTAGTATTTTCTACTGCAACTACATTATTACCTGAACCTTTTGAAAATCCTGCTCCGTTCACAACAAATGAAAATCCAACATCAGTAGGATTACCACTATTTTTACCATTAAGTTTCTTTTGCTTCTTAGAATTTACAGTAAATGTTTTTGTTTCGCCTGTATTAACAAAAGATAAGCTTGTAGGATTTGTTGTGATTGTATAATCGTAAGTTATAACAGAAGCATTCTGAGAAAGATTGATAGTAGTTGAATCTTCACTTTCTTGTGAAGAAATAGTAATTGTTCCTGTTCTTTTTGAAGTTCCAGGATTTTCACTGACTGTAACGTTTACACCACTATCAATAATGTCGTAACTAAAACCTACTCCTGCTATTTCTACATCAAATGCAACTTTAATCGGTGAACCCGAAGGTTTATCATTAACCAACTTCTGTTTAGTATGTGTTACATCTACAGTTTTAAGTTCTCCTGTATTAACAAATGTCAATTCTTTAGGATTAACTGTAAAAGAGTAATTGTAACTTACTTTAGAAGCTGCTTGCGTAAGAGAAATATTTAGGATTTTATTACTTTCTTTCTGAGTTATCTTTAAGTTACCATTTCTAACTTGATTTGTAGGATTTTCAGAAATAGTTACAGTACCACCTTTACTTACCGAATAAGGTGAAGTAGTTTCAAAAGTAACTTCTAATGCAGTTTGACTTCCTGAAGGTTTACCATTTATATACTTTTGTTTATAGGAAGTAACAACAGCTTCTTCATCGCCTCCTGTATTAGGAAATGATAATTTAGTAGTTTTAGCAGTAAATGTATATCTTATTTCTTCTGTTATATCAACAAGAATTTGAGCTTCTTCATTTAATCCTTCAGGATATGAAATAAGAATAAGAGCACTATTGAAAGCCCATTCTTTCAATGTACCTATATTATATATATGTCCAGGTAAAATCATTATACCTAAGGATTTGAAATAATCTATATCGCCAACAGTATTTTCTGTGATGAATACGTTCAACTGACTGTCTATACCATCAGTAATAACAGTCAGTTGTTTAGATTTATCTTGAGTTGTAAATAAAAGTCTCAACATAAACTTTATTTTTTAGCAGTTAATTCGAATTTTTGAATTCCACTTTCAGCAGTAACAACAACATTTAAATCTTCTTTTGCTGCAAGACCTAAATCTTCTAAAGAAAATGTCATTTCAGTTTCACGTGATTTAAGAATAGCAATCAATCCTTTCTTATCACCACGAATATTTCCATAACGACCTGCTGATTCGTTCAATGTTACAGTATTAGGAAAGTGAATCTCAACTTCTTTTTTAGAAGGAATAGAAGTTCTAATTGTCAATACACATTCGTCATCTCTATTCCATTCTCCTTCTACACCTACAAGTTCATTCAAACCCTGAGGAGTAATTTCAAGAGTCAAACCTTTTGTTTCAGCAAAATCGACAATTTCTTGATGCATTACAGAATGTCCTACTTTCCAAGGAAATCCAAGTTTCAAAAGTTCATTACTTCCTTCTACTTGTTCTTCGGTAGCACTAACATCACCTGGGGAAACGATCCCTCTTATTTCAGTAATAAACACTCTTTTTTGATCACAACTACCGTCAGTTACAACTACTGTGTCAATATTTTTATCTTCGTCTATAAATCTATAAAGTCTCATAATCTTAAATTTTTAAATTAAATGTTTTTAAATTCTATTTTTCTCTTTCTTAGAACCGTTCTCATCGAAATCAGCAAGATACTTTTTAATTCGCTGTGGTACTAAATTAGGATTTATCTTTGCTGCATTTTCTATAATAGAAATCGATTCTCTTATAATTAAAGCATTACATGCTACAGAATTAAACCAAGTGTAAATTTCAACATTTCCTCCTTTAATAGTAAAATTACCAATAATATGAGCTACAATAAGAATTGAACTATATATCAATAATTTTGTTAAAATCATTGAAAATCCTTTAGAAGAAAAATCTTTAATTTTCAAATGATAAGCCCAACTGATTAAAGTATCTAAAATAATAAGTATCATTAAATACTTTAAAAACTCCCAATCGTTAAAAATATATTTCTCTATAAAAGGTGTTGTTGAAACAAGTGATAAAGGTAAACTTAAAAAGATTGGAAAGTAAAAACTACATAGATAAGATCTTAATTTATTCATCTTTCTTTAATTTATTTTTATCACAAACCTTTTTCTTCTTTTCGAGCTTCTTCAGCAAGCTTTTTTATAATTTTAGAACTACTTGCACCCAAAGCATGAGATCCATCCATAGTATAAAGAACAGTTGAAGGATTTTTTGCTCCCTTCCCTAAATAAGGAATTACAAATGTATCTCCACTTCTTCGGATAGGGAATACCTTATCATAACGAACACCACTTTCAGAAAGAATTCTTCCAGCATTTTCGTTTACTTTATCCCAAAGTATTTTATTGAAAGTTTTACCTTCATGTTGAACCTTGTTTTCTTTTGAAGAATCATCTGGTGTTTTATCAGTTTCTTGTTTAGCAGCACTACGAGTACCCTTTGTTTTTAATCTCCAACCTTTGTCTGTCTTAATATAAAGTTTACCACCATAAGTTTTCTCTGTACCAATAGGAAGTGCTTTTGCTTTTTCAATTGCATCTTCATCCGCACAATTGATACCAACAATACCTTTCAATATATTCAAAGGAGTCTCTTTGTAACGAAGAGAGGATTTGTCATTTATAGACTTGAAAATACCATCAGGTATTTCTACTGCTTCTACTTGAATAGGTCTATAATAGACAAGACTCTTAGTCAAATCATTCTCAACCACAATTGCTTTTTCAAGCATTTCATATTCTGCTGCTGCACAATAAATCTCAAAATCATTCAATTCATTCTTTTGCGCTTTTTCTACTATATCATGTGAAAAAGCGTCAACTTGATTATGAGTGAAAGATTCGAGATTATGTTGTTCAATAAATTTATTGAACTCATCTCTCGTATATTCTCTGATATCCATATAATACGTAATTTTAAATTTATTGCATAAAAGTAATCATAAATTTACGTATCTCAAACGATTACATCAGAATTCTTGTTTTATTCGTGGCCTTATATTTTCTTTGTATTGATTGAACTTTTTCTAAAACATTCAACAAAACGTGATTATATAGTAGAATTTCTTCTATTTCAATCAATTCATCTAACATATCATTCCTGTAGAATTCATCGATTATTCTTATGATTTTCCTTGAAATTATTTCATCTCCAATGCAATCTGAATCTATCTTGTATAATTGTGCTTTAACTCTATAATACGCTCTATAACAAGGACTTTTGATAAATTTCAATCTATTTTCAATATTGTTTTTTGCGCATTCACCATTATAACCTTTTCTATCATATATCAATTTCTTACTCTTATGTATAGAACCTATTCTTCGCTCTACTTTAATATGAAAATGTTCAAGCAAAATATTAAGTGCCTCGTTGAATTCTTTTCTACTATTAGGTGAGAATATTGTCTTTGTTCTTGTTCCTTTATGCTTACGTATTGATTCGTCATTACGAGTTTTATTTCTATATCTAAAATATTTCTTTAATTGTGGTATTCTTTGACTTATTTCTTCGAATTTATGCAGTATATTTCTTACTTTATATATAGTTAATCCTGTTTTTGATGCAATGTATTCTACACTTTCGTAATGTTGGAATTTAGACGCTGTTTTTTCTGCTTTTTCAAATGGATTATCGTTTTCTTTAACAGGTAGGATGTATTTTGTTATTCCATATTTTGCACTTATAAGACATTCAATTACTTCTAATTCTTCTATACCAAAATGATATAATTCATCTTTAATTTTAAAAGTAGCTCTCATTGAATTAGTGAGGTTATGAAAATAAATTTTATTCTTATAATATTTATAATCACCGTTTTCATCTTTCCATTCACTTTGTTCATCAGGCAAAGGATCTTCTCTTAGGATTTCAACATAGATTTCTCCTTCTTTATTCTTCAATCTTACAAAATTATGAAAATAGATGAACTCTGATAAGATTTTCTTCACCTTATCTATAGATAACATTAACTCGTTAGAAATGAGATTGATTAATTCATTCTTAGAAGTGAATTTTCTGCAAGGATAATCTTCAATCATTCCTGCAACCATCATTAGGATTTTAAAAACTTGCCTTTCGGCTATATTAAATTTTCTTGTTTTCATATTCGTTGGTTTTTTTTAGATGTTGTAAAGATAGATGAAATTCTTCAATCTACAACCTATAAAAAGAAAAATCTGAGTAACGCTTTACTCAGATTAATTTCTTTATTCAAAAAACCAAACAAATATATATGAAAATATATATCAAGCCTCGCGGCTTTCTGAGTGTAAAGATACTACCTTTTTTCATATCTGCAATCGATAGTGTGTAAATCTCTGTCACTCTCATCTATTCTTTATTTTACCTTCAATATCACTATTTATGCAGGTTTGAGAATTCTGAAACCTTATTATATAACATAATTCTATGTAATAGGATTTCTTCCTATCTTTCTTATATTCCTAATAAAGAAGAATAATAGTATTAAATCCCCTTATCTTATAAGGGATATAATAGAGTTTAATCTCTCCCAAACCCGCATAAATAGGAGGTTATAACGATAATATTAAAATCAACGCTAAAGCCATAAAGACAACAAACCAAAGAATCGAAAGTTCATTTGATTCTTTTTTCTGAATTTCTTCTTCACTTTCTCGAGAAGATGATGTAGAAATACGATTTGTTATTATTCCATCGATTTTCTTTTCACCTACCATATAAAGGCTTAAGAAAGCAATAATTGGTGAAAATACAATTGCAATGAAAATCCAACTTCCTTGATCACGATTTAATCTTTTAGCGTATTGACCTATAGCCCATAATAGAAAGATTAATCCTGCTATACTCCAAAAAGCACAAATTGTAATGAATGAATAGTAATAAGTTGAAAACATAATTTAAATTTTTAATTAGTTAATAAAATCTATTTGAATTTCTCCTGTTTTTATTTGTTTTATCAAGTCTTTTACATCCTTACTTGCAATACTTGATATTATACTCATATTCTCTTTAAAACCTAATAAATAAGCTCTATGTTTCCTTAAAAGCTTTATTTTAAATCTGTAAGTTTAATTTCACCAAGATTTTTTCCAATTCCCATTCGTTCATATTTTATTATACAAGAACTTTTATATTTGTCAAGATTGGCTTTAATAAGTTTCTTTGCAGGAATAAGAGAGTAAAAAGTAAATGTATCATCCCATTTTTCAACTTTTTTATTAGATTTATTATCTATATACTTGAAGCAAACTGGTTCACTAAAACAAATTGTATAAGATTTCATAATTTCTTAATTTTTTAATCGGTTAATACTATCTCTTTGTTTGATATTGTAAAGGTCCATCTTATTTTGGAGATAACAAACGTTTATCTCCAAAATGATGATAAATTAAGGACTTTTAAGATATAACGTCAAAAAAGTCCTTTTATATTATACTCGTTCAACTTCAAGTGATATACTTCGTTGTATTTTTGATTCGTCTTGTTGTAAAAATATGTTTTCTACAGCACCAGTCGATCCACCTACTCTACTAATTGTTATAGTATCATTAGCAAGTTTTGCAGTAAAAGCTTGTAATCCAAAAGCATTAAATGAATAGCCAACTGATTCTTGTGATACATAATTACCGTTTCTATATTTGACTTTAATTGAGTCGACGTAAGATTTTTTTGTAGTATATTCGCTATTCGCCCATATAAAAGACGCTGGATTGACAATGAAAGTGTACTTATATGTAATAACAGCAGCTTCTTGATTGAATGTAAAATCTATAGTTTTACCACTCTCATCTTGAGTGAATCTATCTGTTTCTGAAAGTATACGTTCATTTGAATTTTCACCAGAACTAAAGATTGCATAAGAAGGTAAACCTTCTCTATTAATAGAATTGAAATCATCACCACTCAAATAGCCAATACTTAATCCTACAGAAAGATTGGAACCTGTATACACATCATTTACATATTTCTTTTTATAAGATTGGATATTAACTTGAATATCTCCACCATTTGCAGATATTGTACCTGAAGTAGGATCAATAGAAAAAACATATTCATAAGTAACTGTTCCTGCAGCTTGAGTAACAGAAAGTTCAAGTTTCTGTCCTGATGCACTTTGAACGATAACTACACTACCTCTTTTTTCATTTTCTGTAACTTGATTTTCTTTTGCACTGATAACGAGTCTATTATTATCTCGCTTAGATGCATTAAAATAATCTGAAACTGATTCTACAGACCAATCTGCATATTGACCATTAATTTGAGAAACGATTGCAATAAGTATACCTGAAGTATCTTGAGGTAATCTCACATTCATCAAATCAGCAGTAAATGTAATAGAAGATTCTACAACATTATCCATAATAGGAATTTCATTATCTCTACTATCTATTACATTAACAAGAGATGTTTGTTGCATTATTTCAGATTTTGTCAAAAATATATCCGCATCTGAACCTCCTGGAAATTCAGGTATTTTTTCATGAATAAGATTTCTTGTTGCAAATTCTCTACCCATAATATTAATCTTATATAAAACGAATAAAAACTATTTTATCTATAAAGCAATTCATTGAGAGTTTTATCTTTCTTACTCCTCTGAGAAACATTCATATATTTAGGAAAATCAAGATGTTCTTCATTTAAAAAGTCTACAAATACTTGCCAAGATATCATATAAACTCTACCACAACGAAAATCCATCTGATACATTTTCCATAAAGGCTTATCTTTATTGACAGATACTTGTTTAGTAGTATCTTCATTATTAGATTTAAATTTCTCAACAAGTTTCATTTTACCAAACCAAGAAATATTATATCCAGGAATAAGAACGAGAATATCCTCTTTAGGATATTCAAGATACTCTTCAATCATCTTTACTTCTTCTTTGGAAATAAAAAGTCTCTTTTCAATCTGCGAAAGGTAGAGACGAAATCCTTTCATTTCGTCTACTACCCAATTATAACCTACTTTGTAAGTACTCATAATAAAAATTGTTTTATTAAAAGTCCGATTAAAATCGAACTACATCCTAAAATTAGGTCTTTCTTGTTCCATTTACCATTGTAATAATGACATCTGTCAGAATTTTCTTTTATAAATAATGTTAAGAATGATATCTTATAACCAAAGAAAATTGTAATAATTAAGTATATTAATACTCCTATAAAATCATTTTTATTCATCATAATTGTCTTAAAAAGTTTTCTATAATTGTACTTCTGTATAGATGACATTTAGGATTTGGATGATGGTCGGTATCGGAAGTTTGAAAAGCTTTATTTCTTAATTGTATAGCTTTAGAATTAACAATAGAATTATCATATCTACCATCAAGCATCATAGGTACTTGTAAATCACCTTTTAAATCAAGATAAGGAATACCCCAATAATTAGCTATTTTAATAAGCTCATCTCTTAATGTTTTGTGAAACCATGCATCTGCTATAATAATACCAATTTTACAATAAGGCATATTTGTTATATAATATTCAAGAACTTTGTTCCATGCTCCCCACCATGTAGTATCATCTACACTATTTTTATCTCCTATTTTATTATCAGTAACAAGATTGTTTTCATTTAAACCAAACATTAATATTAAATAATCAGTATCTAAAGGTATTTTATTAGTATTTTTATATCTTTCTTTACAAAAAGCATTTTCATTTCCGTTATCGTGAATAGTTGAACCAGACACTCCATTGGGATAAAATATCATTTCATTTCTTTTAGCAATATGATAAGCATAACTTTTCCAACAATTCCATTCGGCATCCCAAAACTCAGGACTTTGTTTTCCTTTTAATCCATTTTCATCTGTAAAAGCTGTAAAAATAGCTTCTGTGAAACTATCTCCAGCAGCAACAAATTTTTTATTATAAAGAATATTATGATTACGAATTATATCAAATTCAGAAGCATATTTTTCTTCTTCAGGCTTTTCTTCAAATAACAATAACTTATTTTCATTACCATTAATATAAATATATTGATTTGGATTAATAGTCGTTTTATGTTCAATAACTTCTCCTTTCTTTTTAGCAACAGCAACATTTTCTAATGTTATTCCAGCAATAGGTTTAGTATTAGAAAAACCGTATAATGGATAATTATTCATATAAGGATTTGCAGTTCCTTTAATAATAATATTTTGTATTTCCTTAGTTTTATTTTGATAATATGTTGAGCTATATCCTTGTTCAATAATAACACTATTTTCTATATTGCCAGCAGTATTTTCTGTATTTAATTGAATATTAGGAGTAATAAAAACAGAATTATAAACTTTATCAATCTTTTCTTGATTCCTTATAATAGATTTATATAGATTTAAAGGAGATATATCTAAAACAATATCTTCTAATATATCGATAGATTCGTATTTAACGACAAGTTTAACTAAATTTTCTGGAATTTCTCCATTAAAAGGTGATTCTGTTATATATAGAACTATTTTATTATCTTGATTATACCCAACAATAGCACCATTTTCATTATATTTTTGAAAGTTAATTTTAAGGTTTAATCCAGCAAACATATTACCTTCAAAAATAACGTATTCATTAACATAATTTCCTTTTTTAAGAACACCTATATAATTATTGGGGTTTAAATAGAAATCATTAATTTTAAGATAATTTCGTTTTGAATTATATTGATCTTTGCAAAATAAATATTGTTCAAGTACATTTTCTTTATTATAAAAAGAAAGTATATAACCAGTCTTATATTGAAATACGTAATCTTCTATAACAACAGATGCTAACTCAAAATTATACTTATTTCCATTATCAATACCACTTGTTGGAGCAATAACACTTAAATTATATTCAGTAAAATAATTTGATATATCAGTAGTAGTAATACTATAATTTTCATTATTATGTTCGACTGGAATAGCTTCTCCACCTTTCATTCTTTTAATAGGTAAATTACCAATTGTTAATCCTTTAGATTCCATAATTTATTTTTTAGGGTTATTTACGAGTTTAATATAATTACCGTTAGTAAGTAATATAGGATTCTTATCAACGAGTAAAAGAGCATCTTTCACATCTTCTTCTGGTGGTTCAGGTGGTTCAGGATCAACTATACCCCCCCCCCGATATTTCAGGAGAATATTCACGTTTACCTATTACGCTATAAGCACCAGGCAAACATCTTTTCTTGTTATTAAATAAAATACATTTAGACATTTTTTTTATTTTAAAAAGTTTCTCATATCTTATCCCAGTTTTGTTTTAGCCAGTTTATTTCATATTCAGTAAGAGTACGATTAAATAAGAGAATATCACCGTGACAGCCGATAAAAGCAGGACGTTCAGAAGGACGTAATTTCCCAATATACAACTCTGCATTATCTTTACCATTAACAATGTAATCAAGTTTCACTATTCCATTATATGAATTTGTTATTTGATAGGTTATACCGTCTTTAAATTGCTCTACATTGTTCACACGACCAAAACTATAAGTTGTATCTTCATTATATTCATTATAAAATTCAAATCCAAAAGCTCCAGTTCCACTCGTAGTAATTTTAGACAAGAAACAAGCTCTATTTTGTCTCTCAAACCACGTCCTCTCCGCCATCACCGTGTAATCCGTTAATATAGGCATATCATAAGCAACTGCATAAGATTTACCATCATAACAAAGTTGATTAGGATAATTCGCTATCAATTCAACATCAATTTCAATATCCTTATTTGTTCCGAAATCATAATAAATATTAGTTTCTTCTTTATTATTGAAAATTTCTTCACTAATAATAGGAATATCTATTATACTACCATCATTAATATATACTGAATAAGCAATTGTAGTTATCAAGTTACCATCGGTACTAACCATACTAAATTTAATATCATTTATTTTCTTATTGATATTAAATTTAAGTTTATAAGATTGATTATAATAATTATTTTTTGAAATGCCAATAGTAAAACCAAACCAATTATCGGCTTTCTTTTTAACTATATGAAATTTGTTATAAGATTTTGTACTTATATCTTTATTAATAGTTGAACCATAACTCCAATTCTTAAAATCTTGAGCATAAATACCAACACCACTATTCAACTTACCTTTAAAACCATAAAGATAAGCATCATGTTTATTACCGCTAAAGTCTTTTAGAATAGAAGTAGGAAGCTGGGTGATGGTGATATTACATTCACCGATAACACTAACACCAAAACCAAAATAGAGATTATTATCTTTAAAGGTGTAAACACCATCTTTTTTAATATGGGTTTCAGGCTTTCCTCCTCCTTGTCTCACGATAAGATATTTATTTTCAGTAACTCCAGTAACACGAATAGTCAAATCGGAATAAGGTTCCTTATCATCTTCTATAACATTGTTAGTCTCAACTACGTTTGTTATAACAATAGTATTATTAGTAATTTTAACAGTACCTCTACTATTTCTATATACCCATTTTGTAAAATCTTCTGCATACGCCTCTATCACATCATAGTTAGTCAACTTTTGTTTATAAGGACTATACCAAGCAACTATACTTTTCTTAATTTCCGGAGGAATACTTGTTCCTCCTCCACTTGTTCCATGTCTAAATGGAATTCCTATGCCTCTTCCTATCATACTATATACTCCTGGTAGACATTTTTTTCTATTTCCAAATATATAACATCTTGACATTTTAAACTACCAACCTATATTAAGTTCCGAAGTCGTTCCGTCTTTATACACCATTTCCACTAAATAAGGAATTGGTAATCCGAGATTTGCAGTTACTTCTGCTTCAGAGATTGTATAATCTTCTCTGCCACCAACAAGTCTTACTTTGATTGTACCTTCAGTAAGAGGTATTACATAGAAACAATCAGATCTATAATCTTCATCTTCTTCAAGAGAAGCAGTTGTGATATTTTCATCTACTGTACCAATTTCGATTGCTCTTGAGATAGTAATAGATGAAACTTGTCCTCCCTGATTAACAATTGCTGTTCTATTATAACTTATATTTTTCTTCATATCTTTATAAATTTACTTCTACGTTATTAGTTAATATTTGAGATTCTATTAAAAATTTACCTTCAGGTAAGAGACTACAATTTGTATTTAGAGCGATTTTACCTTCCCATTTTGTCGTACTTGAATTTAATCTAATAGACAAATATCCAAAATCATTGTCATTTGTATAACGTACTTGTTTGAATATATTTGGATCGCTATTTTGTAATACTTTAATTTCTAAAAAGTTTTGAGTTGCAATAAAATAGAAGGTCAAAAAACTGGCATTGTTCACTGTATTTCTACTTACAAGAGTAACTAATCCTGAACACGAAGTTTCTGAATCTTTAAAATCGCAAGTAATAATATCATAAAAACTGTCTGAAGGTGCACTTATTTCTTTTCTGCAGTCAGTTTCTTCGATTTTATTCAATGTATACGAATTCCTTCCTGTACAACTAACTTGATTACCATTACAAGTAATAGTTATCTTATTATAACTACAAAGAATAGTTTCATTAGGTAATGTATGTGTAAAAATCAAATCAAAACTCCAATCATCGATTGATCTATATGTAATTGCTGTAGATGAACAAATTGTATTTGGACTATCTTCACCTTTCATAATCACAACACAATCTTTAAAAGAAAGTCTATAAGCAACCTCTTTTAATTGATTCAAGTCAAGTCCAAATGCAGTAAGAATATCTTCTTGTCTCGAATTTGTATTGATGAGTAAAATTTGATCAGAAACAGTAACACTATTTATAAATCCATAAGCAATAAGTGTTTTAGTAAAAGTAACTGTTCCTCCCTGTAATCTAAAATCATAATTGTAATTACCACCTACATAAGATAGTTGAGAAAATGATAATGTATAAGAATTATCTTTTATGATTGTGAAAAAGTTAGTAAAGATTACATCTACTTGTCTTTGTTGTTCATTAACTAAACCTATATAAGGTGTAATTCCATTTAATACATTCTGACAAATAGATTTGAATACCTCTTCACCACCAAATGCACTTAAAATATCAGAAGATGAAGATGCTGGAGTAAGATTGAGAACCGCAGAAGGAATCAGAATCATTCCTCCTACCTCATTATTGAGAACCTTACCGATAGCGCTATCTATCTCACTTCCAGTGTATTTACTATTATAATCGGCCATATTATATTAATTTTGTGAATATATTCTTTGTAAAAATAAGAAATATTTTTATAAAAAAAAACATATTAAAAGAAAAACCGGATAATCTTTCTCAAGATCACCCGGTCAAACAACTTTTATATGAAGATTCAAATCACAGAATGTTTAAATGACAGAAACAATCATTCCGTAAAAAGAAAGTAACAATGACGTTGTAAATTTACAATTATATTTTCATTTAAACAACTCTTATCTTATTTTTATATTAGATACAGGACGAACCCAATTGATAAAGACCTGATTGTTGTCGAGTCTATCACCATTGTTCCAATCGAGAACAAAATTGTGTTTATTTTCTCTTCTCGTAGAACACCAATACCAGTTATCTTTCACTGGTTGTTTTCCGCAGATAGCTAAGGCTGCATTCAGCATAACCTTATGTTCGTACCCTAAGACACTCTCTTGTAGTGTCGGAATGTGCCAACTTAATCCACATAAGTCCAATGCTATGACTTTCTTAGCAATTTCACTTCCGGATGCAGCCAATGCTTTGGTATTACCTATTCCATCAGTATCCTTCATGCCTTCTTCTGTAGTTGGATACATCTTCCTTGTTTGCTCATTCTTCCAATCAAGAAGAATATGGGTATCATTATCCATATCTTCCGGATAGAAGAATAAAGCATTGCCATCATGGATAATAACTACACATTGTGCCTGTTCGTTTTCTTCATGCAGTCCCCAAAATTTAGGTTCTACAAAACTCTTGTTGGCGGTAAAGATGAATACACCATTACCTACATTTTCTTTTGTGTAAATTCCTTTTTTCATAATAGTCATATAAGTTTTAATGCTTCTTGTATTCCAGCTTCCAGTGCTTCCTCGTAGGTGACATATACTTTATAGCCATTCCCTTTGTTTATTTCGTTCTCCATCCAGTCGCTTTCTTCTGTTGGAACATTGAAATCACAAAAAGAAAGCTTCCATCTTTTCCCAATAACAGGTTCTACATATACATACACACCTCTTATTTCACGCAGCCACTTTTGGGCGATATACAATACTGGACACAAAAATTCAACTGGTTCGTCATCTATTTCCGTACAACACGACATACTTTGCGGAAGGTCATATTTTGTAATAACCTTATTGCGGTCTATTAGGTGTTCACACTTCCAATTGAAGCCCTTATCTTTCAGCAGCTTCGCTGTCTCTAATGTTACGAGTTCTTCGGTCATAGTTAACTTTTATTAAAATGTTCAATCAGTTCGTTTACGGTAGCCTTGTGATAACGTCCTGAAATAATAGTTTCATGATTCCAATTTTCATCCCAAAAGAACATAATGCCTTTGGGTTCTGTGAAATAATGATCGTTGCCAATAGAATCGTCATAAGAAACGCTAAGAATGGAGTCTGCTATAAACCACTGCATATAGTTACTATCATCCCTCAATGCAGCAATAGCCAAGAAAAGCTCTTCGTTGATACTACAATCAATTCTTCCAGCACAGTTCCATGTGTGATGAGGATTTGTATCATCAAAAACTTCTTTAAGAATAACATGATAATTGCAGTTAACTGATGATGTAGCAATACAAAATCTTTCATCTTCGATTACATCAGTAGAATGGTTGTATCCTAATTTTTCCAACTTCTTCCTTAATTCCGGTGTATTTTTACGTATAAATGCTGGTGTTGTAAATCCCATAGCTACTTGTTTTTAAATCGTTTAAACACTTAACAATCCAATTCTCTTTAATTTCTTTCTAAAATTCTTTTCATTCAAGGCTTGGTCGTAATAGCAATCAGGTTCTATAACTGTTTCAGTTTTGGTTACAGGAAGTCCATCCAAACCAAGAGCAACCTTATGTATAATAGAAGCTCTCTTGATTTCCTTTGTTTTTCGATTAAAAGAGAATAAGATATGTCCTGGATTCTTCTTAATCTTATTAACCAATTTATATTCTGTTTGCTGCTTTTGCAGATATTCTATCTGTTCCTTAGAAAGATTATCTTTTGTTATAATAGGTACTATATCCATTTTAATTATTCCTCCTTATCTATCTTAATATCTGTCACTTTGCCACGATTAACAAATATGCCAAAAGGTGGTGTGTTCAAACTTGCACAAATAGAGCATTCATCGTTACATATATCATATAAAGAACACTCACTGCATTTCCCTAATTTCAATTCATGTAACACTCCGTCAATTATTATTCCATTTTTTACTTCCATAATCATTATCTCTTCTTTTGATATGATAAAAGTCCACCTTATTTTGGAGATAACAAACGTTTATCATTATTATTTTTATTCAAATAATTATTTCTTTTCTCTTCTGTATTAAAATCGTCTGCACGGCTAATAACCTTTTGTGATAAAATAGTTAATCCATTTTTGTCTTTTCGAAATATAGTTTCTACAGCAACATCATCTTTATGTCCAAAATCAATAGATATAATCATATTCTCCACGTTTTTCAATGAAAACATCCTTATCGTTTTTCATCTTCTTTATCATCTTCAATAAATTCTACTTCATTAAGACTGAGTTCTCTTATTTCTTCATTCTCTTCATCAATAATGATTCGAGAAAAGTCTTTTACTTCAATTATTTGACCCGTTGCCTTGATTTTGATTTTTAACATAACGCTCTATTTTTAAATTAGAATCTTTATTTCTTTTAAGCATTGCGACACAACCTTTATAAGAACCATAATGTATCATATTGTTCGTATCAAGATCAATAACACAATGAAGATTTTGTTCGTTAGCACCTATAATGATTGTAGAATCAGAATACGTCTTTTCTTTCGTTATACGATAGCGTAATTTAACTTTATCTCCTATCTTAGGAAAGAACTTTTTAGCTACGAAAAAATCAGTATTTAACGAGAAGAAATGAGATTTATTAAGATGTTTGTACTCAGGATTATCTCTGAGTTCTTGCGAATCTATACGATATCTTGGTAAAGAACCTTCTCTCTCAATTCTATTAACTACAGTACCTTCCCAAATATGCCAAGAAGGTGTTCGATTATTTTTTGCAACTCCACGCATCTTAATAACTATTCTTCTTCGAAGTTCTTCTTTTAATTCCTCGTCAGTATATTCACTTAATTCTTTCATACTTTTATTTGATTTTATAAACACCTCTTGAATATCGTTCGATTTTACCTAAGGCAAGTTGTTTAGATAAAACTTCATCAACTATTTGCCTTGAATATCCTGGATATAGATTAAATTCGTTTTCTATTTTACCAATAAGTACTGCACGTCTTATCGTGTCGCCTTTATTCTTTTTCTTTATGTAAGATAATAGAAGTTCTTTCTTATTCATAATTTCAATTCGTTGAACAATTATTTCTTTTTCTTATGCCTAAAGGTCCACCTTTTGACCACGTGGAGCAACTTTTATCGAAAAAATTTTGTCTCAATTATCAAAATCATCTTCGAATGATTTCATTTCCTTTTCAATAATCTTCTTGAATTGTTGAGCATCTTCAAATCTCTCTTGTCTGACTGCCAATTCTAAAGAACTGTTTAGAAGAGTAATGTATTTAAGACGTGTACGTCTATCAATTTCTGTAGTTGAAAATGCTGTTTGACTATTAAATAATGCTATATCTTTAATAAAAAAGTACGTTTTAAATAGTATAAAACCTATACAAAGTAAAATAGCAAGAATTATAAATAAGAATATATTCGTCATATTATTATATTTGTTTATTCATTACATTTATATAGAATACTATTGTAGGATATTCATCCTCAAGATTTTTAGCAACTCTATACTTTATAAATCCATTATCTAAAAGAAATTGCGTTAACTTTTGAGCTACTAAATGTTCCATCCTACTAATATTTCTTGCAAAATAAACAGTCTCTTTCATCGGTACTTCAATTCGATTTGATTTGTAAATCGAAGTATTTACGGTAATCATATCTGAGGATGAATTGTAAGATCCAATTGGATTGTTAATGAATTGAACACGATAAAGGTCTTGTTGATTAACTCCAGGAATTTGTATAAGTTTATCATACTTCCAACTCTTATCAAAAAGTCTATCTATAAAAGGTTCAAGTTTATCTTTTATTAGTTTATAATCACTATAGACTTCGTTTTTACCTTCTTCATAAATGAGATCTAAATCTTTTGTATTATTGAATAATACATGAAGAGCTATTTTTACACGTTCTAAAAATTTATATTTTTTCATATTTCCACTTTTGTATAATTACTAAAATCACAATACAAGTATTGACACCAACCACCAAAGCGATATTTATCATTTAGATACCCACATAGGGAAGTCCACTTACTCTTTGTAATAATCTCGTATACTACTCCTTTATGGATGAAAAGGTCACCGACTTTTAAATTAAATATCTCAGTCATCTAAATACATAATTAATTAAATCACTTAACCATGTTAGGAATTGTATTGCTGCAGAGAGCACTATTACACTAAGAATAGCAATCGTGCTGTACCAAAATTTGACCCAAATCTCTCGGTATTCTCTCTTTAGAACTTTCTTACCAAATCGTCCATGAATAAAGTTTCCAATTTTCGTCATCATAATATTACTTTCTTTTACGTTGATCTTCTATTTTATTTTCACCCCAAAGCTTCCATACTCTATGTACATTAGTATAGGAACAACCAATTATTTTACTGATTTTATAATGCGACCAAGTAGGATGATCTTTAAACATTTGAAGAATAGTCTTAGATTGGTCACCTTTAGGTGCATCAATTGTGGTCTTATAAACAGTTTTTGTTTGTTTCTTTTCTTTCTTTACAGCTTCTTCTTTCTTGATTGCTTCGATTCTTGCTTGTTCAGCTTGATTAACAAGTTCAAGAAGTTCTTCTTTCTTGTATTTCTTTGCATTTTTGATACCAAGTTCTTTAGCTCTTCTTCTCAATGCTTCTACTGTTACAATCATCTTTTCCATAACGTTCGTTTTTAATTGTTAATCATTTGTTTTCTTTCAATGCCTAAAGATACCACTTTGTTATGTCCTATGCAACACTTTTGATGAAATAATCTTAATTATTTATTTAGGAACTGCAGTACAATGACCCCAACCAACTATCTCACTATAATCACCTTTGATAACACGTATCATAGCTTCAAAAATATAACGCACTTCTTTATAATCAGAGAAACCAAATTGAATGTATTTACAATTGAATTTCTTGGCTATAACTTTCGTATTCTTTATATAGCCCAAATAATAATAATTTAAATTACCAAGACTTGGAACTCTATCTACAATAACTTCGAACTTTAACCCTTCATATTCTACAGTAGCATACCAAGAATCACTTGTATATTCGTTTATCGCTTTTTCAAATCTATGATTTACTATCTTCATAATAATTGTTTTTAATGTTCTGAGGGTGAGTAAATATTAATTATATCTTCGTTACTCACCCTTAAATGATTTAGAATTCAACAAAAATTAATCTATTAGAAGAGTCTATTTCTTTAAACCACATGTGATTAGAACCAAATCCGTATTCAAAGAACATACTAAAATCACCTTTCCAAGAATTAAAATTCTCTTCAAGTTCATTCATATTGTTTCTTAATTCTTGTTCATTATTAGAATCGATAATTGCATTTAATACTTCTACATAAATCTCTGCCGTAGTAGCTAACATTGTTTTTAATTTTCCTTCAATAATTGCTTTCATAATCTTAACGTTTTTAAGTTAGTAATCTATTGTCCTTTTTGGATATCTAAAGGTCCATCTTTTATCAATATGGTCCAACAATTCCGACCAAAAATTTAGATTATTTTGTACACACCTCTATCATATCTTTCTATTCGACCTAATGCCACTTGTTTTGTTAGGAAAGCGTCAATTATACTCCTCGAATATCTTGGATGTATATTTAGAAGTTGTTCTAACTTACCAATAAGTACTGCACGTCTTATCGTGTCGCCTTTATTCTTTTTCTTTATGT